TTACTTATTTTTTATTAACCTTGGGTATATTTTTATATTAAACCTTGAAGTTCTTTTTTTAGGTTCTCTGCTATAGTCTATGTAATCAATAACTTCTTTTAGCAACTCATTTCTTTCTTGCATGTCATTACTTTGATAATATAATTCTAGTACTTTTTTGATTTGAGGTATTATATCTGCTATAGAGAACACTGATTCTTTTTCATTTTCTAAATCTTTTTTAGCCTGAGATAAATTAGATCTATTTAAATCAATTTTATCTGTTAGAATCTTAGATCTATCTAAATATGTATCTACATCATAAATTCCTTGCTCTAATAAGTTATGTAAATTTTCCTTTTGTTTCATCAAGGTTTGATATTCAGATTCGAGTGATTTTATAATAGAGTAGTAAGATTCTAAATTTGGATTTTTATTTTCGTTAGAATCTAAATCTTTAATTGAAACATTATAAGCATCCACCCAGTCTGCAAGCTCATTGATTATATCTTTTTCTAAAATATCAAGTCTGACACCTCTATTTTTACCACAGTTTAAGCACTTAACAAATTTAACAATCTCTTTATTTTTATAAGTCGACTGCTGAGCTATCATTCTATGACCACATTCAGAGCAAACTATTAGGCCGGCTAGGGGATTAGTTATAGTTGAATGTTGTTTAGTAGAAGGTATGAAATTTGATTTAAATAAACTTTGAGCTTCTAAAAATATAGATTCATCTATTATAGGTTCATGAATTCCTTTGGCTTCAATACGCTCATCTATAGGTCTAGTTTTAGAGCTATTTTTTCCTCTCTCAACTTTATTCCATACAACATAGCCTGCATAAGTTTTATTTTTTAATATATCTCTGACACCTTTATCATACCAAGTTCTGCCTGTAGTAGTTTTTAGACCTAATGAATTTAAATGAGTGGCTATTTTAACGCCACCATAATGTTTATTAACATATAAATCAAATATCATTCTAACAACTTCTGCTTTATCTTTATCTATAACCATAGATTTATTTCCGAATTCATCGAATACAAATTTATATCCATAAGGAGGTTTACTAGCTATAAATTTGCCTTCTTCAACACTTTTAACTCTACCTCTTTGCATACGTCTAGTAATAAGCTTAAGTTCTTTACGAGCCATAAATGCTTCAAATTCAGAGTATTCTTCATCCCACTCATTATTTAAATCATATGTTTTTCTAGGTGTTATAATTTTAGTATTGGACTTTTTAAAAGTTTCCAGTATAAGCCCTTGGTCTTGCATATTACCTCTACCAAGTCTATCTATATCCATAACTAATACAGAATCATAGAAACCATTTTTTACTTCCTCTAAAAGTTCTAACATTTTAGGTCTATAAGAAATACTTTCACCGGATACTAGTTCTTCTTTTATTTCTACTATATTTAAATTTTGTTCTTTTGCTATCTTTAATAGAGTAGATCTATGTCTACTTAAAGTTTCAAATTCACCTTGCTTTTCAGCTTCTTCATCTGAACGTGACTTTCTTAAGTAAATACAAGTTTTCATATTTTTTCGCCGCCTTTAACTAAGTAAATATAATATTATATTAAAATATATGGAAGTAGTTGACAATATTAAATCGAAAGTATGTTCTTTTTATTGATATAATTTAAAGGTAAAGTTTACAAAAATAATAAACTATTTACATTTTTTTACAAAATAATGGATGAATTATGATATATTATAGATAGTAATATTTAACATAAAAGGAGGGAAATATATGGCCTTAGAAAATGGGACTGGAATATTAGACTATGAAGATTTAGAAAGTTGTTTAGAAAATTATAAAATTGACAATACAATTTTTAACAAAGCATTTATGCTTTTAAATTTGTATATGAATAAACCATCTTGGCCTCATTCAGTTAAGTTGTATGAAGAAGAAGCTGAAAAAATTCTTGGTGGATCTATATATAGCATATGCAGAATGGGAGGCCAATTAAAGCCTTATTTTGATAATGAGGAAAATAAAAATATAAATAAGGAGTTTAAAAGAGATTTAAGTTTTTTTGCATTAAATATATTTACAGTTTTAGATGATGCATATTCATTCAGAATGAATCCTTTTGAGCTAAATTCTGTTTCATACACAATAAATGAGCATGAATGTGATAAGGTATGTGTAAAATTTTCAAGAAATGATAATGAATCACTAGATGTCTATATGTCAAAGTTTGATATAAGAAATATGATTGATTATCTTGAAAAATTATTAGCAGAAGGTTAAAATGATGGTAGAAGCTAAAAGTGAAGTGATTTATTTAAATCGAAGAATAGAATCGAAAGATAGAGTTAAGAATAATAGTATAAAATCTTCTACATATAAAAATAAAAAATCTTTTGATTACTCTAAAGAAATATCTTTTGGATTAGAGGAGGTAGATGATATGGATTCTAAAGATGTAAATAATATACTTCTTAAGTATATGGATGGTATAGATAAGAAGTACGATGATTATAAACGTGATATGGTAGAATCTGAAAAAAGAATCTACCAAAATGTAAAGGATTCAGAAGAAAGATATGAAAAAAGACAACAAGATTTTGAAAAAAGATTAGACTCAAGATTTGAAAATATTGAAAAAACTTTTGACAAAATGGAAAATAAATTTGATACATTATCTAGTGAAGTTAAAGAAAATAATAAGTACTTAAGAGGATTAACATATACAATTATAGGTTTGGCTATAACGACTATCATAAGTATAGTAGGAATAGCTGTAACTGTTTATCTATCTGTGAAATAAAAAAGACTAGTTATACTAGTCTTTTTTATTTATGCTATAAACTCACTTATGATAAAGCTAGGAATAAAATAAATCGTATAATTATCAATTTTAACTGATACACCATATTTATTTTTATAGCACTCAAGAGCTTCATCTAAAAACGGAATAGTAATATCTAAAAACTCAGCTATTTCTTCTTTAGATCTGCAACGGTTTTTCCATGCATCAATAAGTCCATTCAATCCAATTAGTTTGTCATAAGAAACCAATCTCGCTTTATATTCTTGTTTACAATTTGATATATCATCTAAATCTAATATATTTCCATAGCTTGTATAGTGATGAGCTAGTTCTTCAGCTAGTACACAAGCTTTTTCTTTATTTGAAGTTAATCTATTTTTATTAATAGCAATTTTCCCATCATAATATAAACCATCAGAATTAGATTTAAGAGCAACCTCTTTTAAAATTATATTATTCTCATATGCCTCTTGTTGTAATTCCTCATATATATTCACATAATTCACCTAGCTTTTACCAATTATCCATATCTTCTATGTCTTGCATAATTTTATCCATTTCACCATGCTCAGTTAAATGGTCATTGTGAGCAGCGATTGTTTTTATGTCAGAGGCTGGCTGTTCTTTTATGTAAGATGGAATAAGAGTTAATTCAGAAACTCTTTTAATTGCTTCATCTTTTCCAGTTTCATTAAGATTATTAAAACTATTTAGTAATTTACGTTCTTTAATAGATATAGTATCTTTATTTTTTATATTTACATTTTTATTATTAATATCTTCCCAACCCATTAAATACGCTGGAGAAACATCAAATACCTCTGCTAAGGATTCAATTTTATCAGATGGAATATTTGATATTACACCACTTTCATATCTTTGTAGCGTTGGTTTCTTAACGCCAATTTTATTAGAGACTTCTTCTAAAGTTAAACCAAGTTCTAATCGCTTATTTTTTATATTTTCTTTTAAACCCATGTAAGATTTCACCTCGATTCATATATATATTATTAATGATACAATATAAATATATAACAAAAATTACTTAATAAGCAACGAAAATTTCAAAAAAAATAAAGAAAGTTACTTAATAAGTGTTGACAATGAATATTTAAGGATATAAAATGTTACTTAAGAAGTAACAAAAGAGGTGAAATAAATGGTACAGATAAATGAAATTAAAGGTAGAATGAAAGCAGAAGGATACACTCAAGCTGAGTTGGCAAAAAAGTTAGGTATATCAGCTAAGACATTAAGTACAAGGTTAAAAAAAGGTGTATTTGGTTCAGATGAAATCGAAAAAATGATAACTATTTTAAAAATTGAAAATCCAATAGAGATTTTTTTTAAAAACTAAGTTACTTATTAAGTAACAAAATAAGGAGTGATTAAAAATGAATAACATTATAAAAACAAATAATGAAGTACTTACTTTAGACAGTAGAGAAGTAGCTGAAATGGTTGAAATGGAACATAAAAATTTATTAAGAAAAATAGATGAAGTTAATAAAGATTTTAACGAGCGCAAAATTGAGCTGGTTAAATATTGGGAAGAAAGCACATATAAAGATGCTAAAGGCGAAGAAAGAAGATGTTTAAAAATAACAAAGCGTGGATGTGGATTTATAGCACATAAAACAACAGGAACTAAAGGAAACATATTTACTCATAAATACATGGAAAGATTTGAGGAAATGGAAAAACAGTTACAAGGTAACAACTTAGTACCAATAGATGAAATAAAAAATGTAATAGTAGAGCAAGTAAAAGAGCAACTAGAAAAAGTTGATATAAAGTATTCAGACTATGTAAGACCACTTTCGACAGAGAAAAGAAGAATATCACAATATATAAAAGAAAGATTAGGTATAGATAAAGCAAATGATGAATATAAGCAAGTTAAAAATAGAGTATTAATGTTACTAGGAGCAGATAAGTGGGAAGATGTTCCAGTTGAAACATTATTAAACTCAATGAATTTAATAGATCAAAGTATAAAGGTTATAAAATCTGAAAGACCATACAAACAAATGAATTGGTTTTAATAAATAAATTAAAGAGCCAGTGGGCGTAGGAGGTAATTATGAAAGAAAATAAAACAATATCAAAACTAACAATAAAAAATAACCATATATATCTAGATGATTTAGAGTTAAAGGGAGTTCAAGACTATGAAGTGAAAAGTTCTGCTCCAAATAAAATAGCAGAACTTACACTTAAATTAATTATATCTACGGTTAAAATTGACTCTTAATAAGTTCGGTAATTACACCTGTTGCAATTTGTTTAATTGCATCTAAAGATGAAGTACCTATATTTTTAGATATCTCTTTGGTTTTGGACCAGTTTGTATCAGAGCGTATATCAGCTAAAAATTTATGACCATCAGGAGTTAGGTCTGAAATTAAACAAGATCCACCCAAAAACCAATGAACTTTTGTAATTAAGTAGGAAGCTTCACATTGTTTGATATGGTAAAGTACTTCTTCTGGAGAATATGAAATTAGTCTTGGGAAAATATTTTCGGAAGGATAACTCATATCTAAATTAAAGCCAGTATTTTCTTCAACGGTAAGAAGAATATCTCTTACGCAATCTGGATTTAATCGCATAAATAACACAACCTTTCGATTAATTTTAGAAATATATTCCATAAAGGTATTATATCAAAGTTTAGAGACAAAAAGTTACAAATAAATACAAAAGTTAAATAGATAAAAATAAATTAAGGAGGAACTATGAAAATTAAATTAGATTTAAAATCATTAAAACTAGAAGTAGTCAGAAGTGGATATTCAATTAATGAAATGGCAGAAATAACAGGATTAGCAAGACAAACAATATCAAAAGCATTGAACAATGAAATATCAGTAAGACCATCTACAGCAGGTAAGATAGCTAAGGCTTTAGGGGTAGATGTTAAAAGCATAATTCTAGAATAGGACAATTTTAGAAATTCATATGATTTATATATAGGGAGGTTGAAATTATGGCTACTAAAAGAAGAGAAACAGAATATGGAACTATTGCAGAAACAGAGCATGGAATTATTGAAATAATCTCTCCAGAAGTAAGACTTGGGAGAAAGCAAACAGAAGAAGAAATTCAAGCTATACTTGATAGAATTGCAAGGGTTAACTATAAAATAGCTAAAAGATTATACAAAGAAGGCAAGTTAGAGATTAAGAAATAATATTATGCTCAAAGGGCTTAAGCTCTTGAGTTTAAATAAATTAGGACAAGCATAGGAGGAAATGAGCATGTTTAAATTTTTAAGGAATTTAATACCGGTATCAAGAAAGAGATATAACAGATATCAAGAGGGACTTTTAATTGATATAAAAAGGCTAGAAGATAAAAAATTTAAATTAGAAAATACAATTAAAGAAAATAACAGTGTAATTAGAGCATTAGATGATTTATTAAATTATAAAGATGCAGAGATAGAGATACTTAAAAGAAAAGTTACATGGTCAAGTGAAATGCTTGAAAAAAGAGATATTGAGAATAGACAAATTGTATAAAAAAAGTAAGAACTCATAAGCGACCAAACTTAAAATGAGTTCTTAAATCCAAACAAAAACTAATAGGAGGATAACATATTATGAGCGAAGTTGCAATACTATCTCAAGATGAAAAGTTCAGAAAATATTTAGATGCAAAGGTTATAGCAGATACAAAAAATATGTCAAAAGAAGAATGGCTAAAAAGTAGACAAGCAGGAATAGGTGGAAGTGATGCATCTGCAATAGCAGGATTAAATCCTTGGAAAAGCTCAATCCAACTTTATATGGATAAGAAAGAAGAGAATCCACAAGAGATTAAATCATTACGAATGGATTTAGGTAACAGGTTAGAAGGATTAGTTGCTGAATTATTTACAGAAGAAACGGGATTAAAAGTAAGGAACGTAAACGGAATACTTAAAAATGAAAAATATCCATTTGCACTAGCTAATATAGATAGAGCTATAGTAGGAGAAAAAGCATTCTTAGAATGTAAGACAACTAATTCATTTGCACTTAAAGAATGGAAAGATGGAGTACCATCACATTATGAAATACAATGCTTACACTATATGGCCATAACAGGAGCAACACATTGCTATATAGCAGCTTTAATAGGCAATAGTGATTTTATATGGCACAAGATAGAAAGAGATCAAGAAACAATAGATTATCTCATGCAAATAGAAAAAGAGTTTTGGGAAGAGAATATATTAAAAGACATAGTTCCTTTACCAGATGGATCAGATGCTTATTCAGAATATTTAAAAGAAAAGTATAAAAAGTCAAATGGACAAGAAATAGAACTTCATTTATTAAAAGATGGTCCTCAAAAGCTTTTAAGATATGACGAGATAGTCACAGATATAAAAGCCTTAGAAACTGAAAAGAAATTGATAGAACAGGAAATACAACTTCATATGGAGGAGTTTGAAGTTGCCAAAATAGGTGATAGAAAAATAACTTGGAAAACTTCAAGTAGAAATTCAATAGATAGTAAAAAGCTTAAATCTGAAATGCCAGATATAGCAGCACAATATACTAAAACAAGTACTTCAAGAACTTTTAGAATAGGAAAATAAATTAGAAAAGGGATGGTAGATGAAATGAGTGATTTAAAAAATAAATTAGCAAATAAAGCTACAGGATCAACAACAGTAAAGAAGGTTAGTCCAAATAAAGCAATGGAACAGTTAATGACACAAATGGCAGGCCAAATAAAGAAAGCTTTACCAGAACATATGTCAAGTGAGAGATTCCAAAGGGTAGCATTAACTGCTTTTGGGAGTAATCCTAAATTCTTAAATTGTGAGCCTATGAGTTTCTTAGCTGCAATGATGGACTCAGCACAATTAGGATTAGAGCCAAATACACCTTTAGGACAAGCTTACTTAATACCATATGGAAATAAGGTTCAATTTCAAGTTGGATACAAAGGGTTACTAGAATTAGCACTAAGAAGTGGCAAGATAAAAACTTTATATGCACATGAAGTAAGAGAAAATGACAAGTTTGAGGTTAAGTATGGACTACATCAAGACTTAATACATGAACCAGTACTAAAAGGTGATAGGGGCGAAGTCATAGGATACTATGCAGTTTATCACCTAGATACTGGAGGTCATAGTTTTATATTCATGACAAAGGATGAAATATTAACTCATGCTAAGAACAAGAGCAAAACTTTCAATAACGGACCTTGGCAAACTGATTTTGATGCAATGGCAAAGAAAACAGTTATAAAACAACTTTTAAAATATGCTCCATTAAGCATAGAAATGCAAAGAGCAGTTAGTTCAGATGAAACTGTTAAAACAAAGATAGATGAAGATATGAGTTTAGTATTTGATGAAACGGAGTCTATAGAAGCTAACTTTGAGATAAAGGAAGATGAAGATGGACAAACATCTATAGAAACAAACTAATAATAAAAAGAAGTAAGAGAATTATTATAAGCTCTTACTTCTAACATTAAAATGATAGCAAAGTGGGTGATATGGATGGCTATATACAGACCTGTACATGTTACGTTTTGGCAAGATCCAAAAGTTATAGAAGAAATGACTCCAGAAGATAAATTATTTTTTTTATATTTAATAACCAATCCAAAAACAACGCAAATAGGTATATATCAGATAACTAAAAAACAAATGGCATTTGAACTTGGATATTCAATAGAAAGTATAAATGCACTTATGGATAGATTTGAAAATCATCATAAAACTATTATATATAATAAAGAAACTAGAGAGATTGCAATTATAAACTGGGGTAGATATAACTTCCCAAGAGCAGGAACTCCGATTGAAAATTGTGTAAAGAAAGAGCTTGCATCAGTTAAAGATAAGTCTCTTATAAAAATAGTAGGTGAGAGAATTGAAAATAAGAAAATTAAGAACATATTTATAAGTTTTCTAGAGGATGTACGTGACGAGTTACGTGACGGAGAACGTGACGAGGGGAATAACAATAACAAACATAATAACAATAACAATAATAATAACAAACACAATAATAAAAAAGTAAGTTTGGTTAATGTTGTTGAAGAAATTAATAAAAGATTTAGTTTAGAAGATGAAGACATAAAAAAAGTAGCTAATGTTTACTTAGCTACTGGGAGAGATATTGAGTATTTAATTGAAAAGCTTGATTTAGTAAACAATACCCCAAACGTTAAAAACATTGTAGGTTATTTACTAAAAGCTATCCAAGAGGATTACAAACCTATTATTGACAAAAATAAGAATTCTATACCTGGTGTAAAAACTCGATTTCATAATATAAATCAACACTTTGATAAATATGGATCAGATGAATTAGAACAAATGCTTATAGAAAGTCAAATAGGAAAATTTAAATAGAGGTGAGTAGAGTGAAATACTCCAATATGTGTGATTTTGATTTTACTGATAATTATATAGCATTACTAGCTTGTATAGTAACAGGATTATCAGTAGATGAGTGTGTTAGAAAGATTGCATTGCAAAATAGAAGAGATCAAAAGAAAAAATCTAATAAAAAAAGAGTTGGAAATAAAAATGGATGTAAAGAAACTTATGTATTTGATATAGAAACAGGTGAACTACATAAGTTTCAAAGTGGGAAAGAAGCAGCACAAAACTTTGGACTTAATCCTGCTGGAGTTGGATTTTATATACAACATAAATATAAATATAAACATAGATATATTTTTACACGAAACAAAAATTTTAAATTTAAGGGGAAATAGAAATGACTAAAATTATAAATTTAAACTATGTGAAAAAAGAGCAAGAAAAGTTTTTAGACTACTTGAGAAATGTTGAAGGAATAAAGTATCAAGAAAGCAAATTTGAAGTTCCTATGTGGCTTACATTAGCTTTATTAAGTGAACTAGTAGAAGTATTAAATGAAACTAAGATACATAAGTGGTGGGATAGGTCACCTGCAAATCCAGATAGAATAAAAGAAGAACTAGCAGATTTGTTAAGTCATTTAGGTAATTTAGCAAATGAATTAGATATAGATTTAATTGCTTCAGTTGAAGAAACACAAACAACAAGTTTAGAGAACCAGTTTATTTATATAGCTTATAAAATAACTACATTACCATGGAGAAAGATGTTTGGTAAGCATAAGCTAGACACTTTAATAGTTAAGTATGTAGAGCTTGTATATTCATTAGGATTTGATATGGAAGAAATAAGAGAAGCTTATTTTAATAAGATGAAAGAGAATTATCTAAATCCTAAATTTATGGAGAGTTGATACTATGAAGAAAGAAGCTAGTATACCAAGTGTAAAAGAAACATTCTTTAAACCAAGTGACTATAAAACATATCCAAATTATATGGCATTGGCACAGTGCATATGTGGATTAGAAATCAATGGAAAAGTAAAGTTTCCAGAAAGTGCAGATAAAATAATGAGTGCTTGGGGGATTAAAGGTGGTAATAAGGAGGAATAGTTATAAATTTTAATATGATTAAATCTAATTCAGTTGAAGAAGGAAAATAAAATCTAAAGTTTATGAGGTGGAGATATTAAAGTAAGAGAAAAGATGCCCAATTGGAGCACCTTTAATTTAGTAGATTATTTAATTAGGTAGTTTCAATAAATAAAACTATTAAGATGGATAGATGTAAATATTTCCACCACCAAGTATTACTATTCTATACTCAGGACTAATTTTAACTAAATTAAACTTTTCAGAATCAGGAGAAAATCTAATAGACTGAACTAAAACTTGATTCTCGTCAAATACTTGAAGATAAGCTCCTTCAGTTTTTGAAACATTTTGAACTATATATTTGTTATCCTCAGAAAAGTTTAAATCAGCAACCTTATAGACACCTTCTTTAAATAGGTTAACTGCATAAACACTACTAGATAGGCTTAATAAAAAGCATGAAGATAATAAAAGTACAATTATTTTCTTTTTCACATTAAAACCACCTTTCTAGAATAGTTTGACTCTTAAAAAAATAAATATTCGTTAACCTAAAGAGAAATAATTGACTGAATGAAAAGATAAATTTTACATTTTATATAGAAAAAAGACTAGAAATTAATCTAGCCTTTAATGATAAATGCGTTTGTACACGATGATCATACACAGAAGATAATTCTATTATATGAAGTTATAAATCAGTTATTCAAAAAAATATAAAAGATTTAGGAGGTTGATATGGAAGTTAATTTTACAATAGATGGGAAACCACAGGGCAAAGGAAGACCAAGATTAAGTTATGGAAGGGTAAAAACACCAGAGCAAACTGTTATGTATGAAAATTATATTAAGTTATTGTATAGAGCACAGGTAAAAACATATTTTGAAGGTCCTATAAAGATAGCTATAAATTGCTTTTATCCAATAGCTAAAAGTGATAGCAAAAAGAAAAAACAGGCTAAGTTAAATGGAGAAATTAGACCCCACAATATAAAGCCTGATGCAGACAATGTTATAAAGGTAATATGCGATGCTTTAAATGAAGTTGCTTACAAAGATGATACTCAAATAGTTGAATTAATAGCTTCTAAGTATTTTTCAGATAAGCCTAGGGTAGAGGTTACAATACAAAAAATTTAAAGCTTACTTAAACTTAAGCAAAATTTAAGGAAATGTATGTATAATGATTACTTGTACAATTTTAAGCATTAGAAATATGTGGAGGATGATAGTATGAATGGCAAAACAAATAAAGGAATTATAAGAAATATAGACTCATTAGGAAGAGTTGTAATACCAAAAGAATTTAGAAAAATGTTAAATATAAAGGAAAATGAGCCTGTTGAAATAGTATGTGAAAATGGAGCTATTACAGTAAAAAAACATAATGATTCATGTATTTTATGTGGATCAAAAGAAGATTTAAAAAATGTAAAAAATATTTTAATATGTGAAAAATGTCTAGAGGAAATGAAAGATATTATAAGTTAAAAGGAAATAGGAAGTGACTGCTTATGGAAAAAAAAGAACTATTTAAAAAGGTAGAAGGAAGATTACATAATTATAAGTTTTTAGAAGCTCAAATAAGTAATATAGAATTAGATATAAAGAAAGAAAAACTGGAATATAGAGGTTGTGGAGCCATAAGTTATGATGAACGAACAGGTGTAACCTATAATATTTCTAGGATTGTTGAAAAAGAGGTTATAGCTAAAGAAAAGAAAATAGCTAAGTTGATGCAAAGTAAACTAGAAAAAGAAATTGAGAAAGAGAAGATAGAAAACTCATTAAGCTGCTTAGACCATAATGAAACTAATTTCTTTAAATTATTCTATAACAGTAAAAGTAAAAATAACATGAAGTATATAAGTATAAAATTGCACATGGATCGCAGTCATTGCTATAAAATTAGAGAGAGATTAGTTTATAAAGTTATGGGGATGTTATATCCTAATTATGAAGAATTACCATTATTCAATGAATATGATATGAAACCCAACACTTTCACTACATTTTAACTACAAAGTGAAGATTTTTTACAAATAAAAAGGTAGTAATATAGTAGTATAGGAAATTGAAGATGCTATAATTTTTTATTCCCCAATACCCCTTTTTATATAATTGCTAGGGTATAATAATTATCCTAGCAACGTGAGGATATAGTTTAAAGGCAAAATATCTAATTTAGATGATAGAAGGTTCGATTCCTTTAATTCTCACCAATATAACTTTACGGCTCTTAAGAGCACTCTGTAGCGGTATGGAGTATAAACTACTTATATTTATTAGTTAGTAACAACAACTTATCCGTTCAAAAAAGTCAGGACTTTCTCACCTGGCTTTTTTATTTTATGTAAAATGGTGAATATATGAAAAAGTGGAAAGATGCTGATGAAGTGATTAATATGGTACATGAGTTACCGAGTGAATTGAAAGATGTTGATAGGGAAATGAGTAAGAAACCTAATTTTGATAAAATTAAGAAAAAAGAAGGAAAACCTCGATTTAAGTAGAATTATATACTTGAAAGCGAGGTGATATTATGGAGTGGTATGATATGTCTGAATTGAAAAGTATAAGCTATACATGCGGATTTTGTAGTTGTATAGTAGGGAATGATAGAGGGTTTTATACTTCAAGTGATATTAGTAAATTTCATCATGTAGACAAAATATATGTATGTCCAAAGTGTGGTAAACCAACTTTTTTTGATAAAGATGGGACTCAGTATCCAGGAGTGAAGTATGGAAGCCATGTAAATAGTATAAATAAAGAAGAAGTTGAATCTTTGTATAATGAAGCTAGAAGTTGCTTTAGTATAAATTCTTTTACTTCTGTGGCTCTATGTTGCAGGAAATTACTAATGAATATAGCTGTTGATTTAGGAGCAGATGAAAATAAAAAATTTGCATACTATGTAAATTGGCTAGATGAAAATAATTATATACTTCCTAATGCTAAAGGATGGGTTGATCAAATAAGAAAAATTGGGAATGAAGCAACACATGAAATTCATATAATAAGCAGTGAGGATGCAGAAAAATCTTTGAAGTTTATAGAAATGATATTAAAACTTGTATATGAGTTTCCAGCTATGGTTGAATAAAAAGTATTATTATTTAGAACTCTCTTGTAGAGTTCTTTTTCATTTTCCAAAACGACGAATAAGTGAGGTGGTGATGTGGCTCGTGTAAGAAGTCCGAATAGAGATAAAGCATATGAGATATATAAAGAACACAATGGAAATATTGATTTAGTTAAGATTGCTAGCATTTTAGGTATATCACCAGGGACAGTTAGGGGATGGAAGAATAAAGATAGTTGGGAGTCTCAATTAAATAGAACGTTCCATAATAATAAAGAACGTTCTAAAAAGAAAAAAGGTGGTCAGCCAGGAAATAAGAATGCTACTGGGCCTCCAGGAAATAAAAATGCTGAAAAGTTTGGCTTTTTCTCTAAGTACTTACCAGAAGAAACTTTGGATTTAATGAAAGAAATATCAGAGAAAAACCAATTAGACATACTTTGGGAGCAAATAACAATTCAATATGCAGCAATAATAAGAGCTCAACGTATTATGTATGTTGAGAAAAAAGATGAAATGATAAAGGAACTTAAGAAGGAAGAAACTAGCGAATATGGCCAAAAGATAGAATATGAGTTCCAGTTTGCTTGGGATAGACAAGCAACATTCTTAAATGCTCAAAGTAGAGCTATGGGAGAATTAAGGAGTTTAATTAAACAATATGAGTCTATGGTTAATGCCAATTGGAATTTAATTACAGAAGAACAAAAAGCTAGACTAGATCTTATAAAAGCTCAAACAAATAAACTTACTGGTGATAATCAAGAAATAGAAGATACTAGTGATATAGAGAGTGAAATATATGGCAATTAAGAAAAAGAAAACTATTAAATTTAATTTCTCAGAAAAGCATAAAGATTATATAAGAGCCTGTGCGAATAATACATATAATTTTGCAGAAGGAGCCGTAAGAGCTGGTAAAACCGTAGACAATGTATTTGCTTTTGCACATGAGTTAAAGAATACGCAGGATAGAATTCATTTAGCTACTGGATCAACAAGTGCAAATGCTAAGTTAAATATAGGTGATGCTAATGGATTTGGACTAGAGTATATATTTAGAGGTCAAAGTCATTGGGGAAAGTTTAAAGGCAATGAATGTCTTTATATTAAAGGTCCAGGAACAAATAATAAACAAAAAATAGTTATATTTGCTGGTGGGGCAAAGGCTGATAGTTATAAAAAGATAAGGGGTAACTCTTATGGAATGTGGATAGCAACTGAAATAAATTTACATCATGATAATACTATTAAAGAAGTATTCAACAGAACTATAGCTGCTAAGAAAAGAAAGATATTTTGGGACCTTAACCCTGATAATCCAAATGCACCTATATATAAAGAGTATATAGATAACTATAAGAAAAAGTATGAAGAAGGAACTTTAAAAGGTGGATATAATTATCAACATTTTACTATAGATGATAATATTAATATTCCAGATGAAAGAAAAGAAGAGATTAAAAGTCAGTATGATAAAACATCTATATGGTATCAAAGAGACATATTAGGCAAAAGATGTATTGCAGAAGGTCTTATATATAGACAGTTTGCTAATGATACAAAGAAATATATTATCTCTAATAGAGAAATTGCCAATTTAATTAAGATTACAATAGCTGTAGACTTTGGAGGTAATAAGTCAGGTCATGCATTTGTAGCAACTGGTATTACTGCTGGATATAAAGAATTAATAACATTAGCAAGTGAACGACACTTTGGTGATGATATAGATCCTGAAAAACTAGGTGAACTTTTTACTAACTTTGTAAAGAAAATAAATCATAAATATGGCTTTGCAGAAGTAGCTTATTGTGATAGTGCAGAGCAAGTTCTAATAAGAGGTTTAAGAAATGCAGCTATAAAAGAAGGATTAAATATAAGAGTTGCTGATGCATGGAAAACTAGTGTTAATGACAGGATAAATGCTACTACAAAGTTAATAGCTCAAGGTAGGTTTAAGTATACTGAAGATTGTGAAACGCTTAAAGATGCTTTATGTTCAGCTATATGGAATCCGAAGGAACTTAAAAATGAAAGGCTAGACGATGGTACATCTGATATAGATACTCTAGATGCTTTTGAATATAGTTTTGAAAGAGATATAAGACGTTTATTAGATGTATTTATACAAAGGTAAAATTTAACTATCCACTAAATATGTATTTAGGGTATAGTTGAAATGTATATTTAAGTAAAATGTTTAAATTTCAACGTTTGTTAGTGTTTTTATTAAAGGACTAAATTTATTAATCTTAAGTTAAATATAAAAATTAAATAAATAAAGTTAGACAAAATAAATACAAATAAATTGAAATATATATTTTACTTAAATAAATAAATTAAAATATGATTTATTTAATGCAAAACTTTAATTTGTTATTTTACTAATAAAAATTAAAAAGAGGTATTTATTTATGTTCTCAAGATTAAAAAAAGTGATTAAGGGGGTGGTTTATAACATGTTAAATAGAATTGATATTTCTAAAGAATTAAATATAGAAATTGCAATGAATGATAATATGGCCAATGCGATTAACTTATGGAGTAATATGTATAATAATAGTCCCCCTTGGATTAATGATGAAGTACTTCCATTAGGTATTCCTGGAGCTATAGCTAATGAGTTAGCAAGACTGGCTACTATAGAATTTAAAAGTGAAATAAATAATAATGAGGGTTTAAATGAAATCTATCAAGAGCTAATAGATGTATTAAGAATTAATACAGAATATGCATGTGCTAAAGGTGGATTAATATTTAAGCCCTATTTTAATGGGAAAAATATAGAGATAGATCTTATTCACCAAGATAACTTCTTACCTATTTCATATAATGCTATAGGAGAAATTACAGCAGCAGTTTTTTTAGAGTATAAAATTACTGGTGATAAAAAGTATACTAGATTAGAGTATCATGATTTTAAAGAAGGTAATTATACTATAAAGAACATAGCATATGTAAAAAGTAACCTTGTAAAAGATAATAGTCTAGGAAAAAGAACTATATTGGCAAGTGTTCCAGAATGGAGTGAATTACAAGAAGAGATAACAATAAATAATATCACAAGACCTTTATTTAGTTATTTTAAGATACCACAGGCTAATGCTATAGATGTTAATAGTCCTTTAGGTGTATCATGTTATGCTAAAGCCAGTGATTTAATAAAGGAAGCAGATAAACAATATTCTCGTATATTATGGGAATATGAAGCAACAGAAATAGCTATAAATGCATCTGAAAGCTTATTTGTAAGAAAAGAAGATGGTACATATGAACTCCCAAAAGGTAAAGAAAGATTATATAGAGTATTTCCTTGGGAAGACAGAGAAGGAAAAAGAAATTTAGATACATTTAGTCCCGATATAAGGGATAGTAATTTATTTAATGGACTTAATAATATATTAAGAAAGGTTGAGTTTAACTGTGGACTTGCTTATGGGACTTTAAGTGATATTAATGATGTATCTAAGACAGCAACAGAGATAAAGACATCTAGGCAAAGAAGTTATTCAACTGTTAAAGATATACAGAAATCTCTAGAAAAAGCTCTTAAAGACTTAATAGTAAGTATGAATGATTTAGCAACTTTATATAAGTTAAATGTAAGTTCTATAGATATAGATAAAGATGTTAGTTTTGATTGGGATGATTCACTTGTACTTGATAAAGATAGTGAATTAGAATCAATGAGAAATGATGTTGCAGTTGGTATATTAAGACCTGAGATATATTTAGCTAAGAAATATGGAGTATCTGAAGATGAAGCATTAAAAATGATGCCTGATGTTGAAGATAGCATAAAAACAAAATCTCCTTTTGATAATCTAGAGGAATAGTATGGCATTAACTCCAGAAGAATTAAAATATATACCTGAAAGTTTTATTAATTTATATCAGGAATTAGAAGACTTTATAATCGCTGATATAGCCAGAAGGATTGCTAAGGTTGGTAATTTAACAGATAGTGCTAAGCTAGAGACTATAAGAGCAAATGAGATAGGTATATCACTTAATCTCATAAAAGAAAAGATTAAAGAAATATCAGATATGACTGAAGAAAAGGTAAATGAAATCTTTAATGATATTAGTGTATATTCTATTTCAAAAGAAAATGAATTATATAGTGCTGCTGGATTAAATACTGTTAAAGTAACTGAAAATGTAGAATTGTCCAATATAATAGAATCTGCTATCAAACAAACTTCAGGAGATCTATATAACTTAACTCAATCTATGGGATTTGCACAGAAAGTTAATGGAAAAGTAGTATATAAGCCTATAGCTAAATACTATCATGATGCAATGGATTTAGCTGTTATGCAAATTAAATCAGGCTCAACAAGCTATAATACAGCTATTAAACAAGCTGTAAATAGATTATGTGAAAGTGGTATAAGAAGTGTTGACTATGAAAGTGGAGTTGCAAATAGAATAGATGTTGCTGTTAGAAGAGCTGTTTTAACTGGATCTAATCAAATGTCACAAAAGTTAACTTTAGAAGGAATGAAAGAGACTGGAAATGACTTTGTAGAAACTACAGCACATATTGGAGCAAGACCAAGTCATGCATTATGGCAAGGTAAAGTATTTTGTTATAGTGGAAATAGTAAAGAATATCCTCCTTTTATAGAAAGTACAGGCTATGGTACAGGTCCAGGACTTGGAGGATGGAACTGTAGACATAGTTTCTACCCTTTTATTCCAGGAATAAGTAAAAGAGCCTATACAGATGAAGATTTAGATAATATAGATCCCCCACCATTTACTTATAATGGTACAGAATATACTTATTATGAAGCAAGCCAACATCAAAGACTTATTGGAAGAAATATAAGAAAAACTAAAACTAAGTTAATAGGATATAAGGCTGCGGGACTTACAGAGGAATTTACTAATACTAGTATTAAACTCAAACAACAAGAGAAGTATTATAGAGAATTTAGTAAAGCTGCTAATATACCTATAGAAAAGGATAGACTTCAAGTATATAAATTCAATAAGAGTATATCTCAAAAGGCTGTTTGGGCATCAAATAAAACATTTGTTCAAAGTCTTAAGGAAATAGGAATACAAAATCCACCTAAAAGTGAAAAAGATTTTGAAAGATTAAAATTAACAAATCCTAGAGAATATAAACTAATGGATGGATATATTTTAGCTACTAAGAAGGGTGATATATCTGTATTAATTGGATATGATATCTATAAGAAAATAGCTAGTGAAATTGAAGAAAAATTAATTGGAATTACTACTAAAAATGGTATAATTATAGAAGACTATGCTGTTCATTTTATAGATAGAGTAATCGGAGGATTCGAAGAAAGTAATTATGCACAGTCTGGAAAAAGAAAAGGTGTTAAGGTCGATAGTATATTAGAAGCTTTATTAAATCCAGAATCAATTGGAGATATAGTATACAATCGAAATACAAATAAGCCAAGTATTGTATTTAAAGGTTTAAAATTAGATGTTTCTGTGAATCCTGAAACAGGAACTTTAATTCAAACAAATCCTATAAAAGGTAAGGGGAAATAAATGGTTAAGTTAACAGAGAAAGAAAAAGAATTTTTAAAAGAGCATTTTCCATATAAAAAAGAACTTTTAACTACACTAGATGTTGATGACATATTGACAGAATTGAATACGCTTATTCTTGAAATTGGATTTGACGAAGAATATAGATTAACTGATATTGGAAGAAAAGCTCAAAGAATGTATGACAACATATATAATAACAATTAAAAGCACTTGCTTAATTTTAATAGTAGGTGCTTTTATTTTGTATAAATTTTGAAATAGTACTGATTAGTTAGTATATTTTGGGAAAAAATGGTATAATTATATAAAATACAACTAGGGGTGATGTATAATGGAAAAAATGCCAGTAGATATACTTATAGAAGGATTAGAGGAATGGAATAAAAAAAGAAATTCAAAAAAAGCTCAAGATTATCTTACTTTATTATCGATTTTAAATGGAGATTTAGGAAATGACTTATCAGAAATCTTTAATCCAGATGAAGGAATACAAAAACAATTAGATTTATTGAGAGCAAGAGTTATAGAACTATCTACAGAGCAAAATATTAATCAAGTTATGATTGTTGAGGGGATAGTATCTAGAATAAGTAGATATTTTAGACGTTCATATAGTGCTACTTTAAGAAATTTAATAATGTTCGAATCAATAGATAAAAATGAAATGCCACATGCAGAACATTTAGCTGAAAAATTAAAAAATCCAGAATATCTGATTGGAATGGAGTTAGATGAAACTGAATGGGATTCAATAGTATCAAAACATTTTAATGATTTTTTATTAGGATTAATGGATACACAAAATATATTGAAAGAAATTGAAAAATTAAAAAAACAAAATTAGATAAATCTCAATAAAAAAGCCTTAGAAATAGGGCTTTTTATTATGCAAAAATTTAATTTAAGAAAGGAATGACTATAGATGGCAAAGTTAAGTGAAATATTAGGAGATAACTATAATGCGTTATCTGAGGATATAAAAAGTAAATATAAGGATATAGATTTAGTTGATAGTTCTAAATATGTTGAAAAGACTAAGTTTGATGAAGTTAAGCAAGCTAAAAAGCAACTTGAAACAGATGTTAAAGATAGAGATACACAATTAGAAACTTTAAAGAAATCAGTTGGAGATAATTCTACTTTAAAGCAGCAAATTGAACAATTACAAAATGATAATAAAAAGAAAGATGAAGAATATCAAGCAGAGCTTAAAGATTTAAAATTAACTAACGCTATTAAGTTAGCTATAACTGATTCAGCACAAGATATTGATTTAGTGACTGGATTAATAGATAAATCTAAGCTTATTTTATCTGAAGATGGAACGGTTACAGGCTTAGATGAACAAATAACTGGATTAAAAGAATCAAAAAGTTTCTTATTTAAATCAGAAGAATCCAATCAAAATAATACTATTCAATTTTCAAAGAGTACCAATTTAGGTAATAATGGAGCAACTACAAAGTCTCTAAGTGAGTTAATGCAAGCTAAAAATGCTAATCCAAATATGGAAATTAGCTTTAAATAAATATAAATAAAAAATAATAAAAGAAAGAAGGAATGACAATGTCAAGTTTTAATGAAAAAATATTTAACGGTGAGGTATTTGGACAGTACATGAATACAGTACCTAACTTAAATAGAAATGAGCTTATAAAGAGTAAAGCTATAAGACAAAGACAAGATATAGCTAATTTATTTAGTGCACAAGTAGGTGGAAACTATGCAACTATACCTATAACTGGAAGAATAGGAGGAGAAGCACAAAATTATGATGGTAAAACATCAGCAGAAACACAAAAGTTAAAAACTTTTAGTCATAGTAGAGTTGTAGTAGGAAGACAGGCTGCTTGGGTAGAAACTGACTTTAGTTATGATATAACTGGAGGTAAAGATTTCATGGAAGAAGTAGGAAAACAGGTTGCTGAATATTGGGATGAAATAGATCAAGCTACGATACTATCAATATTAAAAGGTATTTTTAGCATGACAGGAAAAGAAAATTCAACTTTTGTAAAAGAACATACTTATGATATTACAGCAGCTAAAAATAAAGAAGAACAAGTATTTAGTGCGACTACTTTAAATACAGCAATACAAAAGGCTTTAGGAGACAATAAGGCTAAGTTTTCTATATCAATAATGCATTCAGCTGTAGCTACTAATTTAGAAAATTTAAAATTAATAGCATATATGAAATATACAGATGGTCAAGGTATAGAAAGAGATTTAACTCTAGGAACTTTAAATGGTAGGGTTGTTCTTATAGATGACAACATGCCAGTAGAGAATGTAAAAGCCAAAGGAAATGAAGGGGAACTTAATTATGAGCCGGCTTATAATAAATATACTACTTATGTATTAGGTGATGGAGCTTTTGAATATACAAATTGTGGGGCTAAAGTTCCGAATGAGATGGCTAGGGATCCTAAAACAAATGGTGGGGAAACTACTTTATATAGTAGACAAAGAAAAATATTTGCTCCTTTTGGAATATCATTCACTAAAGCATCTATGGCTAGTTTATCTCCTACAGATGCAGAGCTAGAAATGGGAGTTAATTGGGAGTTATGTAATAATACAGGAGAATCAAAAGAATATATAGAGCATAAATTAATACCTATAGCTAGAGTAATAACTAGAGGATAGGATTATGGATAAATATGTAGATTATAAGTTTTATAGTGAAGTCTTTGGAGGAAAATTATCTTCTAAAGACTTTTCTTTATATGAATTTAAAGCTAGAAAATTTATAGATACTATAACCTTTAATAGAATCAATGAAAATAACTTAAATGATGATATAAAAATGGCCGTATGCATAGCAATAGAAAAAACTAAAAAGTCAGATTCTGAAAGGAGCTTTAAATTAAGTGAAACAGTTGGGAAACATAGCGTTTCTTACTCAGAAAGTCTTTTAAGAAAGTTTGAATCTAGTCTTTATAAAGAAATAAGTATATATTTACCAAATGATTTACTTTATAGAGGTGTGTAAGTATGGCTAATATGACTTTATTTAATAGTATATATAATCCGGAGACGGAGCGTACAGAGTATATACGAACTTATTTATATGATATTGACTGGCAAGGGGAGCAAGCTGTTACAGTAGGTGATAAAGGTTTATTAAGCGCTGATAAAATAACTTGTTTCATACCATTTACAGTTAATACAGAAGATAAAAAATATATCTCTCCTGGAGAATTTAATAAATTGGATATTAAAGAAGCTAATAAATTTTACACATTAAAAAAAGCTGATTTTATAGTAAAAGATATAGTTGATTTTAAACTTTCTTCATATGAAAGAGGTAAGCAATTTAAAGATTTAGAACGTCTTTATACAGTTGGAACTATAGTAAGTGTAATAAAAAATGATTTTGGAAGTGAATACTTACAACATTGGGAAGTAGGTGCTAAGTAATGCCACTTAATGTTACTTTTAAGATGGATGGAATAGAAAAGATTTTAGCTAAACGAAACCTTGAGGAAAGAGGAAAGGCCCAGGGATTTTTAACTAATGAAGTAGCTAGGATGGCTAACCCTTACGTACCATTTAAAACAGGCGCATTAAAAGATACACAGGTAGAAATTTCAAATGGAAAAATTAAATATAAAGCTCCTTATGCTCGTAAACAGTACTACAACAACTCAGGAAATGGAAAACAAGGTACGAATAAAGGTGGTATGAGAGGTAAGCGATGGATTGAAAGAATGTGGGCAGATAAAGGTCCGGAAATTGTAAAGTCTGTTGCTTCATTTGTAGGAGGGAAAGCTAAATAAATGACTATTATAGAGAGCATAAGAAAATTTATAAAAAAATGCCCTTTTTTAGAAGAGTTTAATGGAGCTGTAAGAATAGGAGTTGACTATTTAGATTCAGAAACAACTACATATTCTATAGAAAAAGTTCCATGTAACCCTATTATAAAAAAGTATGTTGATGGATCTAGTAAAAGACAAGAACAATTTATATTTGCAAGTAGGGAAAGTTATGGCGAAGATATATTTAATAACTTGGAAAATATTAATTTTTATGAAAAATTTGCAGAGTGGATTGAACAAAACAACGATGAAGGTAATTTACCTATTTTAGATAATAAAGAGGCTTTATCAATAGAACTAACAAGCAATGGATATGCCTTTCAAACAGATATTGACAAAGCTCAATATCAAATACAAATGAAATTAATTTATATGGAAGGGAAGTAGATAAAATGGCTGTAAGAAAGAGAAAAACAGTAGCTGACTATTTAAAGGTTGGTAAGGAGTTTGTTTTTATGGGTGTAGGATTTACGGAGTTAAATGAAAGTCCAAGTGCTAAAACAAAAAGCAAACAATATATAAATGAACAATCAGCAACAACAAGTATAACAGGATATGAAACTGAATTTGGTTTTGAAACAGACCAGATAAGAGATGAAAAAGCCATAGATTTTATATGTAACATTGGAGAACTTCAAAAAATTGGAGCAGATGCTGAAACAGAATATATAAAGGTAGATTTAGATAAGCCTGCAAAAGCCGAGAATGGATTTAGAGCAAGAAAGTTTAAGGTAGCTGTATCTATAGACGATTTTGAAGCTAAAGACAATGAAATGAGTGCTAAAGGGAAATTACTAGGTATGGGAGACTTAGTAGTAGGAACTTTTGATACATCTACTAAGACCTTTACAGAAGGTTTTGAAGCTAAAACAGAATAATTAAAGGGGTGTATGTAATGATAAAGATTTTAGGTGAAGAGTTTGAATTAGATACAATGGATCTAGATGTATCTGAAACTATAGAAAAGGAAATGAAAAAAGTTCCTGAAAAACTTAACAAATTAAGCAATAATGTAACTAGGATAGAGGCTATAAGAGAAACTGTAACTATAGTTTCAGAATGTATGGATAATATTTTAGGTAAAGGTGCAAGTGAAAGAATATTTAAGGGTAAAAGAAATCTTAAATTAGCTATGAAAGCATTTGAAGAGTTAGCTATAGGTATAAGTAAAGAAGATGAAAATGTAGAAAAAGAATTTCAACAATCTATAAATAAATATTCTTCAAATAGAGTAGCTAAAAGACACTCAAATCACCAAAATAAAAAAACTTACAATAAAAATTATAACAAAAAATAATGAATATACTTATTGATTTACTACCTACAAAAGTAGAAATAGGAAAGAAGATGTACAAAATCAATTCAGATTTTCGTACATCTATTTTATTTGAATTGTTGATGTATGATGATTCTATTTCTGATGAATTTAAATGTATTCAGGCTTTAGAGTTGTATTACCCTTCAATGCCACCAGAAAGATATTTTGAAGATGCTATACATAAAATATTATGGTTTTATAGTTGCGGCAAAGAAACTGAGAATAAAGATGAAAATACTGAAAATATCCATTCTAAGGTAGAGAGAGTATATTCTTATGAATATGATGATAGTTATATCTATAGTGCTTTTTTAAGCCAGTATAATATAGATTTACAAGATATAGACAATTTACATTGGTGGAAATTTAAAGCAATGTTTGAATCTTTAAAAGAAGATAATAAGATTTGTGAAATAATGAAATATAGAGCATCTGATTTATCTAAAATAAAGGATAAAGAAGAAAAAGCATTTTATAAAAAGATGAAACAAGTATATAAACTTCCTGAGTATATAGATAAAGAGCAAAAAGAAAAAGAAGATGAAATTGCTAAAATATTAATGGGGGATGGAGTATTAGACCTTGATGTACTTACTTAAGAAATAGTAGGTACTTTTTTATACCCAAATTTAAATGAAAGGAGGGTGATATATGTCAGATGGAACTATTGTAATTGATACCAGGATAGATAGTTCTGGAGCAAGAAGAGGAACTAGAGAACTATATCAAGAAGCTAATAGATTAGCTAATGAATATAAAAGAGCTGGAATGAGTTCTTCTCAAGCTTGGAAAAGAGCTTGGAGTGAAATAGAAGGTAGTAGTAGACGAGGAACAAATGAAGTAAGAGGAAATATAAATTCTATATCATCTATTGCAAAAAAATGTGCAACTGCTCTAGGTGGCTTATTTATATTAGATAAAGTTAAAGATTATGCTACTGAAGTTGTTAAAACTGGAATTAGTTATAATGCTATGTCAGAACAAGCACAAGTTGCATGGGCTACTATTTTAGGAAGTCAATCAAAAGCATCTCAGATGATGAAAGATATTGAAAAATATGCAGCTGAAACTCCTTTTAGTAAAATGGGAGTCGATGCAATGGCCAAACAATTAACCAATGCTGGATTTCATGGGAAAGCACTGTTTGACCAATTAACTAAGTTTGGTAATATGGGTTCAGCTTTTGGTATACAGGAAGATAGTTTAAAAGAAATGGTTAGACAGTATTCTCAAGTTCAACAAGCACAAGTTGCATATACTGAAGATTTAAATATACTTCAAGATAGAGGTATTCCAATATTTAAGGCATTAGCCGAAGTTATGGGAGTTCCTGTTTCACAGGTTAAAAAACTAGCTAGTGAAGGTAAGGTTACAGCTGATGTTTATAATAAAGCAATAGATAGTATCGCAAGTCATACAACTGGGGCCATGGAAAATCAATCAAAAACTTTTTCAGGTATGATGTCAACATTAGAAGATAACTTATCAATGTTAGCTGGAGCACTAGCTAAGCCTATATTTGATAAAATGAAAGAGAATTTACAAGGCTTAATGCCTAAACTAGAAGAGTTTACTACCTTAGTTGGTAAAGAAGGTATAGGAAATGCAATAAGCACTATGTTCCCACAGTTAAAACCTTTAGTAGATTTTTTTACAAGTATAGCTAATGTATTAACTACAGTTGTTATACCAGCTCTTTTAAATTTTGGGGGATGGATAGCATCTAACATTGGACCTATTTCATTTTTAGCAACAACCATTGGTGGAGCTGTGTTAGCATTTAAAGGGTTTATGATTGTAAAAGGCATTGTTTCTGCATTTCAAGAGGCTCAATTAGCAATAGCTTTATTTTCAATGAATGCCGAAGGAGCTACTATAGCACAAGGAGCATTTAATGGAATGTTGAGTATAGGAGAAACAGTTGTTGCTTTACTTACTGGAAAAGTTACTTTAGCTGCTTTAGCACAAGAGGCTTGGAATGCTGTAATGGCAATGAACCCTATAGGTTTATTAGTTATGGCAATAGGAGCTTTAGTAGCAGCGTTTATTTATTTTTGGAATACATCTGAAAGCTTTAGAAACTTTTGGATTGGATTATGGGATGCTGTAAAGAATGCTTGTATTACAGCCTGGAATTCAATATGTACATTTTTTACTGATACAATACCAAATGCATTTAATAGCATAATTAATTTTTTTAAATCTGATTGGAAAGAAATATTATTATTTATAGTTAATCCATTTGCTGGGGCTTTTATGTTAGCTTATAAGCACTGTGATGGTTTTAGAAATTTTATAAATAACTTAGTAAATAATATAAAGATGTTTTTTGTAAATGGTTTTAATAATATGAAAACTTCTGTAATTAACTTTGCAACTAATGCATTACTTACAATACAAACATGGGGTACTAATGTATGGAATTTTTTTGTAGTAACAATTCCTTCATGGATTACTAATATTTTTAATTGGTTTAATGAGTTACCATATAAAATAGGTTTTGCTTTAGGTTTTGTAGTAACTAAAATTATTATGTGGGGAGTTGGAGTTTGGAATTATTTAATGACTAATGTACCAATTTGGATTAATAATGTAGGAACATGGTTCTCAGAACTTCCAGGTAAAATATGGACTTGGCTGTGTGATTCAATAAATAAAGTGGCTGCCTGGGGTTCTGAGATGTGGGATAAAGCTACAACTATAGCTAGTCAATTTATTTCAGATTGTATAAATTATGTATGTCAGTTACCAGGGAAAATATGGAATTGGTTATGTATAACAATAAATAAAGTTTCTGCTTGGGGGTCTCAAATGTGGGCTAGGGCTAAAGCTATAGCCAGTCAATTTGTTTCAGATTGTATAAACTATATATGCCAGCTACCGGGGAAAATATGGACCTGGCTTTGTAATGCTATATCTAAAGTAGCAGCTTGGGGAAGTAACCTTTGGAATACTGGGAAAAATGCAGCTTTAAGATTAGTACATGCTGTTGTTGATACTGTTAAATCTATACCTGGAAAGATGATTTCTATTGGTAGAAATATAGTTCATGGAGTATGGAATGGTATAACAGGAGCAGCAGGATGGTTTAAAAGTAAAATTCATGATTTTTTTGGTGGAATAGTTGATGGTGCAAAATCGGCTTTAGGAATCCATTCTCCAGCTAGAAAAATGATTCCTATAGGTAAATATACTGTAGAGGGTACTGAAGTTGGTATGTCTAAACAATTCCCAAAGATGCAAGAAAAGTTTAAAGGTAAAGTACATGGACTTGTTTCTGACATGAAAGCTAAAGTACAATATGAATCTATTTCTTTAGGAAGTTCCATTTTATCAAAGAGTAATTTTGATATTATAGAAAAAAATAATGATAAAAATAATCAATCAGATGTTTCAGGAGTTATTTCATCTTTAAATAAAACTTTAAAATCTCTTGATCCAAAGATTTACTTAGATAGTAATGAACTTCTTTACTCTAAAGCCGAATTAATAAAAAATTCTTTAGATAGTAATGAACAAAGGAATCCTAAATTTGCATATTAAGGATTCCTTTTTAGATTATGGGGGTGATACTTATTAAAGCATATATTCAAATAGATGGTATAAACTCTTTCTATAGTTTAGGATTGCATATGTATTTAATTGATATAGAAAGTATAAATGAAGATGTAGAGCATACTCCAGTAGAAGGTAGAAGTGGGACACTAACAGAAAGAAAAGGTACTTATCCAGATAGAAAGTTACATTTTGGATTTGACTTAAAACGTAGATCAAAGGAATCTCTTGAAAGCTTTTATAGTAGAATATTTGATGTTGAAGAATGGATTGATAATTCTATAGGTAAAGAATTAATTTGTTTTACAAACTGTAACTTTAAATATCTAATAAAAAGTGTTTCTAAAAAGACAGAGTCTACAATGCATATGTGTTCAATAGAAATAGAATTTGTATGTGATCCATTTAGATATTTAGCAAATGAAATACCTATAGTTTTAAATTCATCTACTAATATATTCTACTTAGGAACAGTACCAGGAGAATGCAATATAAAAATATATGGTCAAGGTAATGTACAGCTTACTATAAACTCAAATACCATTATAATCAATAATATTAATGATTATGTTGAGTTAGATAGTAAGCTTTTAGAGTGCACAGACAAAGATAGGTTAAGCAAAACTAGAGATATGATTGGACATTTCTCCGTATTAACAAGAGGTGATAATAAAATTAGTTGGGTAGGTAATGTATCTAAAATTGAGATACTACCAAGGACAGCATTTAAATAGGAGTATATATATTATGAGTAATAAAAAAATAGTAAAAGTATGTATCTTTAATCAAAGTGCAAATCCAGATGAAGTTGTTTATTCAAATGGGGATAAGATACTTGATAATATAATAATAGAGGCTAAAACAGATGAACATCTTTTAACTGGTGAGTATTATTTAGATTTAGTTTCCCTGATAGATAAAGAAGGACTTCATGAATCTTTAATTGAGGAAGCTATTATCAAGGTCCAGTTAGACTATGGAAATGAATATTTTAGAATAGCTAAAGTAAATAGAAGTAGTAGAGATGTAAAAGTATTTGCTAGACAAATTACAATATCTGAAATGCTTGATATGTGGATTGAGGATACTAGACCAACAGATACTAGTGGACAAGGTGCATTATCAATATTAAGACAAAAATCAATAGGTAAAAAAGATATACAAATCTTTTCAGATATAGAAAAGATTAATACAGCTTATTATATGAAAATGAATTTATATCAAGCTATATATGATTGTGATCAATCCTTTGTAAATAGATGGGGTGGAGAAACCTTAAGAAGAGGGTACACTGTTTCTATAAACAATAGAATAGGAGCAGATAGAGGTGTTCAAATACGTTCTAGGAAAAATCTAACTGGATTTGAAGCTAAAACAGATATAGATAATGTATGTACTAGAATTAAGCCAACTGGATTTGATGGTATAACTATAGATGGATATATAGATAGTCCTCTTATAAAGAAATATAGTGCGGTTAAGACAAAAGAAATTAAATATGAATCTGTAAAAGTAAGAGATGAAAAAAATCCTGATGAAGGATTTAACACACTTAAAGAGGCTCAAGAAGAACTTAAGAGATTAGCAAAATTAGAATTTACACAAAAGCATATAGATGAATTAAGAGCATCATATAAAATTAATTTTGTACAACTTGAATACACAGAAGAATATAAAAACTATGTTCAAGCTGAAAGAGTCTATTTAGGCGATACAGTCAATGTATATGAAGAAAAACATAAAGTACATGTTAATGTTAGATGTATTAGAAAGAAATATGATGTTTTAAGACAAAGAACTATAGAAATTGAGTTATCAAATACAGATATAAGTCAAAAGTCTATAACTACTTCGGATATATTAGCAGAGTTAAACTCTATAATAAAAGATACTAAAAATAATAACGTACAAGATATTATCCAAAGTATGATAAACTCAGGAATTAAAGACAGTTATGTGATTCCTAGACAAAATGAAATTATAGTAGCTGACAATAAGGATTTAAATTTAGCTCAAAATGTTTGTAGATTAAATAAAAATGGATTGGCTTTTTCTAAAGATGGCTACAAAGGAAAATATAGTTATGGATTTACAATAAATGGAGTTATAAACGCTAGTTTAATCGCAACTGGTATACTTAGTACAATAATGATTCAAAATAGGGATGGAAGCTTACAAATTGATTTATCTGGTACAAATGGAGTTAAGTTTTTAAAAAATGGAATTAAAGCTGTGGAATTAGCAGGCAATATAATGAATTTTTATGATTGGGATGGTGTAGGTAATCCAATAGGAAAGTTATTTTCTGCAAGATTATTTAATACTGAAACTCCAGGAATAACATTATCTAATACTTTAGATAGTTATTTAGGGATAGCTTATGAAAATCCTAGTGCTACAAATGGAACATTCCCATTTTATATTTTATTTGATAAATATAATAAAACAGGAAAAGCACCATACCCAATAATGATAAGAGAAAATATGTGTATGAATGGATATAATTTAATTTTAGATAAAGATGGTTTAAATGAAATATATAGATCTACTGATGGTAATAATTTTATAAATAAAGCAACTAATTATTGGGGAGTTGTTGGAAGTAATCTTAAATGGAAAATGAAATTAGGAAATAACAGTCTTTATTTATGTGATTTAGATACTGACAAAACATATTTTAATTCTAGTCATTATGAAACATATTTTGGAGATAATTCAGGATATAAGTATTCATCTTTTAAAAAAGGTATTTGCGAATTATTTAATGGCCCAAAAAGATATTGTTTGATTTCAGAAAATGAAACATTTTTTGGAGATAGTTCAGGACATAAATATGCAAATTTCAAACCCGGAACAATCACACTTTGGGATTCTAGTAGAAATGCATATTTCTTTGTATCTAATATAGGAAACTTAGTATCTAAGTTAAAGTTCATTGCAGATAATGGGATAGAAGTAAGAGGAGATTTAAAAGTTTACGGGAATAAAAACTGTATTCAAAAAACTAAAAAATATGGAGAAAGATTATTCTATAGTGTAGAGGATTGCGAAAGTTATTTAACTGATAGAAGTTTGCACTTATTAACTGTAGAAGAAGTTAAACATAATAATAAAGTTACATATGAAAGAGTAGTTCTATTAGATAATATATTTAAAGATAGTGTTAACCTTGATTTAGATTATACAGTTGAGATAATAAAGCAAGGCTGGGGAGATTACAGAATAAAAGAACAAACAAAAGATTATTTTGTGGTGGAATCAGATAGAAAAGATTTTACTTTTAAATATGTTGTAACAGCTAAAAGACAAGGATTTGAAGAAGAAAGAAATAAAGAAGTCTTTTTAGATGCTTTAAAAGAAAATAATTTAAATAGTGATATTATTGAAAATAAAGAGTATTGGAGATTATATACAGAAAAAGAAGGTGATAGTATTGGCAATAAATAACTTTCATTTTAAGTTAGATATAGAAAGAGAAGACCATATACCCAAATTCCGACTAAAGCAGTATGACACTGCTATTTTTTATGCAAGTCTTTATAAAAATGGGCTTCCTTATCATTTTGAAAATGAAACAATTAAAATGTTTGTAAAGAAAGCAGATGGAACTATAGTTTATCAAGAAGATAATATAACTATTCAAGATGATGAAGTTAAAATAAATGTAAAAAATCAAGCATTAACAAGTGCTGGATTAACTTATGCTGAATTAGAATTAAAATCATTAAGTGGTCAAGTAACAACAGCTACATTTGTATTTGATGTAAGAGAAAAGGTAGGCTCTGATAAGGCTATAGAATCTATTACAGATATATGTACTTTAGAAAAAATTGACAAGTATGTTGGACAAGCTAAAAAAGAACTAGATAAATTTAAACAAGACCTTTCTAAATTAGAGGATTTAGTAGCAAATAAAGATAAACTAGAAGGTCAAAATACAGAAGCTAAAATTAATGTAAAGGAACTAGAAAGAGTTTTAGAGCAAGCTAATAATATAGTTGATAATGGTGGTAAAAAGGTTATAGGTAACAATATAATTTCAGAAAGCTCAAATGGTTATATACAAGATATAAAACTAACTGGTAAAACAATACTAGTTAATAATCTAAATGAAGAAGTTGAGCCAGGAACAGCAGGAGCTACACTTAAATCCGTAGGGGATGGAGTAGACAACATAGAGATTTTAACTATTAAGGCAGATAATAATTTATTTAATCCTAATGAATGTATAAATGGGAAATATGTAGCTGATGGTGGAGTTTTAGATGTTTCATCTATTAATCCAACTGACTTTAACGTTGCTTTTATAAAAATTCCTACAGGTGATTTTTCAATAACTATAAGTGGGTTAACAAATAGTGTTGTAACTGGAAATCAATCTGCTTATATAGGATTTTATGATAAAAATAAAAATCCTATAAACTCTGCGATTTTTAATGTTAAAAATCCATTCACTAAAACATTTACTAATTCAGATCTAGGATTTATAGCTGTAACTGTTAAAAATGAAGATTTAGGCACTTTAAATGTAACTATAGGAAATGAAGTAAAACCCTATACAAAATATGAAGGAAGTAAAAAAAAGCTTTTATATTATGTTCCTGTACTTAAATCGTGGATGAAACCTATTCTACGAGGTGTAAACAATGGGTTAAAAGATACAGTAGAAAGCTATAATAATAAAGTTTATTATCATAAGAAATGTATAGAATTTAATATAAATGGCAGTGAAAATTGGGTATTTGATGCTGATTTAGGGAATACAATTAGATGTTATCTAAGAAACTCAAATTTATCTCCTGGATTAGTTGTATCTGATAAATTTAATTCTATAGAAAACTATACACTTGATAATGAACATATATATACTTCTAAAGGTATTTTATGGTTATTTCTAAATAAATCTAAAGCTACAGATTTAAATTCTTTTAAAAATTATTTTAAAGTAACTCCAACTACTGTAGTTTGCCCAATGATTAAAGAGGAAGTTTATGAATGCTTAGATATATCAACTAGGTCTTTTAATCCTCAAACTTTATTTTCAGTAAGTAGTGGAGCAATAGATCCTCAAGTAGAATATTATATACCTTCTTCTTTTGTATCTTCGGATAGTTCAATATCTGAAAAGCTTGAAAATGTTGATGATAGTTTATTAAAGCTTATGTTTGATTTTTTAGGACATAAGCATGATTCTAGATATGAAAGAATAGATTTAGGAACTGTTAAAGATTTTAACACAGCTCTTACACCAGGCAAATATTGGGTAGCTGCAGATGATAAAATTCCTAATGGCCCTTATGGTGGAGGGATATGGGGTTATTTAGAAGTATCATCTACAAGTGAAACAGAAACTGCACAAACATTTACTAGCAGTATTAATGGATCAAAATTTTTTAGGCTATTAAACTTTCAAGGAAAATGGACTAATTGGTCAAAAACTCCTGTAGTAACTGATTTCGTAACAGGAAATGTAGAGGGCAAACACTATGCAATATTTCCAAACGGATTAATGATACAATGGGGTAATTTAATATTGAATTTCCCAGGAGGTTGTAATAATACTAAAGGCTATGTTTATTTTCCAAAAACCTTCACAAGTGACTTTATATTTACTGGATCTCTAGCTAGAAATAATTGGGCTGGATATTCTGAGACTATAGCAGTCCTTGCTGAGGATAATTCTAGTCGTGGTTTCGTTGAAGCTAGATGTATTGATAGTTCTGTATATCCGACTAGTGATAAAACCGTAACTATTAACTGGATTGCGATAGGGAGGTATTAAAATGAAAATGTATATATCATTTGATAAAGACACACTTAAAATTAAAGGGTATTATGATGATTTAAGTTCAAATATACCTAGTCCTTATATTTTGATTAATGAAGACCTATATAAATATTTACAAGGATTAACAAGTGATTTTAAACTAAAAGAAAACTTCATGTTAAAAGAGATTTATACAATTGAAGATAAAGATATATTTGAAATAATTCCTTTTGAGTATGAAAAACCAAAACCAACTAGAACTGATTTATTAGAAAAACAAAATGCATTTTTAATAAAAGAAAGTCTAGAAAAAGATATTCAAATTAAGGAATTAAATATAAACTTAGAACAAGCAACTTTAAAATCAATTAACAAAGATATTGAAATAAATAATTTAAATAGTAATATGGCTCAAACAACTTTAAATTTAGTTAATAAAGATATACAAGTTAAAGATATAGAAAAAGATGTTGCTAATCTAATATTAAAATCATTAACATTAGGAGGTAATTAAAAATGGATAAATGGTATTTTGAAATGGCAAAGAAATATTTTGATTTAAAAATATATAAGGTAGATGATGTTAGGTTATTTGTTCAAGCTGAAAGAATAACAAAAGAACAGTTTAAAGAAATAACTGGCGAAGATTACGATAAGCCTACTAATAATTTACCGATGGTTATAACTGAAGATAGACAATAAATAATGAAGGACTATAAAAGATAGTTCTATTTTTATGCAATTTTTAGGAGGGTGTATGAATAATGAAGTAGCAGACCATATGTTAGAAGCACATGAAAGACGTATTAATAATCATTCTGAAAGATTAGATAAATTAGAACAGAGTGATGCTAAAAGAGAAATACAAATAGATAATTTATGTAAAAGTATAGAAGGACTTGTAAACACATTAAAATGGGGCTTTGGCTTTATATGTAGTGGTGTTATAGGTTTCTTTTTTTATGCAATACAAAATCATTTATTTAAATAAAAAGGAGATAAGTTAAATGGAAACAATAATTAAATTTGTACCTGAGCAGTTACTGATATTAGTAGCTGCTCTTTATGTTGTAGGAATGTTTTTAAAGAAAACACCAAAAGTAAAAGATTGGAGTATACCTTGGATTTTATTAGTTTTAGGTATTGGTTTTAGTATATCTATAATGGGATTGAATTCTACAAGTATTTTACAAGGTATAATTTGTAGCTTTGGGGCAATAGCAACAAACCAGATTGTAAAACAAACAATTAATAAATGATAAAATTTTTGTAATCAAAAATAGTGTATACTAGGTTTTATTATAAAAAATAAGATATTTAAATAGCTATTTATATATAAAAAATAAATGATAGGAGGAATTAATTATGAAAAAAAATATTACAGATCCAGGACATGGAGGATATGATTCAGGGGCACCAGGAGTTCATGGATGTTTAGAAAAAGACGTAGTTTTAGATGTGGCTAATAGGGTTGCTGAATATTTAAAAAATCAAAATATAGAGAATATAAATACTAGAACTACGGATGTATTTGTTACTTTAAATGATAGAACTAATGAAGCTAATAAATTAGGGGTAAACTCATTTGTATCAATACACTGTAATAGTTCTGAAAATCCTAATGCACAAGGGTTAGAAACTTATTGCTATAAGTTCAAATATAGAGATTTAGCTGATGTTGTGCACTCTGAATTAATAAAAGCAGGGCTTTACACTAAAGATAGAGGTGTAAAAGAAGGAAATTTACATGTAGTAAGAGAATCTAACATGCCTGCTTGTTTGGTTGAATTAGGATTTATAACTAATGAAGAGGACTATAATTTAATAATGAACAATAAAGATGGATTTGCTAAAGCAATAGCTAAAGGAATATGTAAGTTCAATGGAGTTACTTGGAATGAATCCTCTGACATATTACCAAATAAAAATATTGATGTTACTTATCAAGTATATACAAATGGAAGATGGCTTCCTAATGTAACTAAAGCAAATGATTTTGCAGGAATTTTTGGAAGCCCTATACAAGCTATATATGCTAACTTAAATCAAGGAAGTATAAGCTATAGAGTCCATACAGTAAATGGAACTTGGTTACCTTGGGTAACAGATAGAAGTGATTATGCAGGCATATATGGTAAAAATATAGATGGTTTACAAATGCAATTAATAGGATTAGATAACTATAGTGTTGAATATAGCGTATATGTAGAGGGTAGATGGCTTCCTTGGGTTATAGATTTAAATGACTATGCAGGTATATACGGTAAAGTTATAGAAGCAATACAAGTACAAGTTATTAGAAAATAAATAGATAAAAAAGAGTACCAAATAAAAAACTTATTTGGTACTCTTTTTTTATTGAAATCTAGGTCCTTAGTGTGATGGGTGTGTCCCTATATCATTACTTACGTCCACGACATGATTATCAGATTCAGGTGTATCAAAATTATCACAAGGGATGTTTTCTTCTTGAGGAATTGTTTTTTCTAGTGATGTTTCATCATGTTTTTGAATGTTTTTATCATCCGATTGGTTTATATCTTTTTCTATATTTGTACTTTCTATAACTTTATGTTTTACTTCAGCTTGTGGTGTTTCTACAGGTTTTTTATTTTTAGAAGTTTCTGTTTTGATTTCTTCAGAATCCGTATTCTTACTATTTTCTGTTGTCTTTTCAACAATATCTTTATCTTTTTCTATTTTTTTAGAATCGTCTTTCTTAACTTCTTTTTTACTCTTTTCTTCTTTTATTACTTTTTCATGTTTAGGTTTTTCATTTTTATGTACATCTTTATTTGATGTATTGATATTACTTATAAAAAATCCAGAGCCTAAAATGACAATACTACTTAATATACCGATTAACCCTTTTTTCATAATATCCCTCCTATATAATTCTATATTTATAATAACATAAATTTTTATTACAAAAAATGGAAAATATATAAATAAATTGCAATTTATCTTATTTGGTATAATTTTATAGTTAATTTAATCTAGGGATACTTTAAGTCTTAATGTAAAAAACTATATATATTTAGTGAGGTACTGGGTACTTATATAAATTTATTAATTGAAGAAAGAAATAAATTAAAAATAAGTAAATTTGATTTGAACTTATAACTTGAACTTTAGTAATATATTTATATATATCAAATTCATTAAATATTCATGTAAGGACAAATAAAGGCATTGTTAAGGAGAAAGCACAGTTTTAAACTGTGACTTTTATATGATTAAAAAAAGTAGATAGTTAATGATTACTTTTTTAGTTATTTGCATATTAAAAATATTAATAACCATATGGATAAGTATAGAAGGATTTAGAGGAAAGAAAGGAATTAAGTATGTTAACTCTTACTATTTAGAATTAATTTAAAGTAAATAAAAATAAGTATTAATTCAATAATTACTTCAGATAAAGAACTTAATTATCTAGTTGTTAGAAAGGAGTAATATGGTAATTTACTTCGCCCCAATTGTTTGACAAAAAAATTAAAAGATGGGGAGTTTTTATATGTCAAAACATAATTGTAAGTTTAGGCTAAAAGTTGTTAAATCTTATTCAAATGGAGATGATGGATACAAGTTAATAGCAAAACAGTATGGCATTTATATATATGTACAAGATAAAAGATGAGTTAATAGTTATAAAGTATTGTGAGCAGATATCTTAAAAAGAAAAAATAAGCATAGTTCATATACTGTACAATTCAAATTAGATGCGTTTAATTGTAAATGTTATGCATAAAATGCTTTTTATATTTATTAATTTAATGCCAATGAGTATTTACAAAAATATACATATACTATAGTATGATTAAAATAATATTAAATAAAAATAATATATTGATTAGGAGTTAGGTTGAGTAATATTAAAATATATTGTTAATAAATACAAAATATAGTATTATTATTATGATAATAACATAATAGACTTTAATAAGGGGGAAACTAAATGAGCAGTAGCACAACACTATATTATGCCAAGGTAAATTTAAATTCATCACATATATTTGATGTTTATGATCAGGTATGCAGTTTAGAAGATGTTTTAAAAAAATTATATAACTCTATATCTAAAGGCATAGCTCATAAAAGAGTTGACGAATATAATGGAGTTGAAACATACAGAGCTAACTACTCTTTTGAAAATATAGAGAAAAATGAAGACGAGGTATATATATATGGAACTGTAGTAAAAAAATCAGATATATATGCAAATCAAAGAGATAAAGATGATAAACCTATAAAGGTTCCTGTAGAAAATGAGGAATATATAAAATTTTACTTTGATGTGTTGAATGAAACTATAGTATTTCATACAACAAATAGATTTGGATATATGGAGTTTATAGAGGCTATTTCTATACTTTTAAATACTAGTATAAATAATGTATATGGAAATGAAGATGAATGTTATCACTTTGATGTTAGCTTAAAAAGATGCAATTTAAATATAGAAGATATTAAGGAGGAATTAAAGAGACTCAAGTATGTGGAAACACTAAAAATTGATATAATACCTCCAAACCCTGATCCAGATATATTAGATGAAATAAGAAAAAATGGTGAAGAGCGATTAGAATATCTAAAAAATGGGAATGTAACATATAAGAGTACATTACTTCAATCAAAATCTTCAACAGGTATAGTTCTTGACTCAGATATTGTAAATAAAGAGTTAGATGAAGCTGTAAATTTACACTCCAAGTTAAGTAGTGAAGATGCTTTAAATAAAGGTTATATTCAAGTTGAGGCTGTGTCTAGAGAGGGAGGAACATACTCAACTAAAGATAATCAACCTATTAAACAAGTAATAGATAAATACCATATGGAGGATTTTGAAAGTTTTGTCTCATTTTGTAAGAGAAGCATAAAAGCTTTATTCAATTAGAGGTGAAAATCAAATATGATTAAAAGATTTTTTAAGTATAATAAATTTAATGAAATTGCAAACTTAAAACTTATAGAATGTAAAATAGCATTTTTAACAACCCTTATACTTTTATTTGTTTTCTACAAGATTAAGATATATGATGAATTTAAACTATTTGAACCTGCTGTTCAAAATGTAGCAATATATATTGCAGCTGCACTAATAGGAATGTTAGGTATAATATTAGCAGGTATTGCATTTATGACATCATCATTAAACAAAGAAAATATGGAATCAATAGAGAAAATCAATGGATCTAATTCAATAGAAAAAGTTTTAGTAAGTTTTGAATTTCTTGCTTTTTTAGTTGGAATTCAAGTTATTGAATTTTTTACAATATACATAATTCTTTTTTCAACTTTAAACTTAGTAGGTGAAATTACATTTTACGGATTAGCTGCATTGATAACGTATTTATTTACATTTACATTGTTTTATACGGTTGTGTTAGTAGGAGACTCTATACAGTTCTTTTTACTAACAAGAACTTATGATAAAATTAATGAAATGGATAAAAGTGTAGTAAGTATAGCTAATGAAGTTAAAATAGACTTTATATTAAAAATACTTATAGAAAATTATGGGATCGAAGTTGAGGAGATAACAAGTAAGTTAATTGAACATTGTGAGAATTGTACTATTGATAAAAAAGAAGATGTTATAACCTATTTGAAAAATATGTATTTTGAAAAATAGATTTTTTATACTTAATAATAAGACATAAGAAGCACTCAATACGAGTGCTTCTTTTTATTTATAAGATTTAAAATGTTGATTTTATTAATCTCCAATATTAAGTTAACTAGAAAGTATGTGTATAGAATTAAATTATATTTAATATATATTCTACAATATGAACTATATTAGATATAGTTATTTTGTAGAATATAACTTTGTTTTGTGTAAGTTAATTATAATATTATAATCAATTGAACTAATAATGATAAATATGAATATTTATTGCACTTATCCTTAAATGTAAAAAATAAATGTTATCATCAAACTGACTATTGAATATCGGTTCTAACATTTACTTTACCATTTTGAGTACCAGTTCCTATAGTTAGACCATTTTTTTTCATAACATACTCTAATGTCATTTCAGGAACCCCACCTTTTCTACCACCTAAAACCTCTTTACCTTTTAAATCCTCAAAAGAAAAACTATCAGTATTTTCACGAGCAACTAAAAAGCTTCCATCTTTTTGAGTTAATTGCGCAAAATTTACTGCATAATTTGAATTCCCTTTATTATATACATAAATAGATGCTTCTGGTCCCATAAGGCCTATATCTGCTTCTCCAGAAAGAAGTGCAGCCATTGTTTTATCTGCTCCCTGAGTATTTATAAGGTCTAACTCAATGCCCTCTTCCTCAAAAAAACCTTGAGTTATAGCTGCATATTGTGGAGCATAAAATACTGAATGGGTTACCTCTGCAACAGTTAGCTTATTTAAATTTTTAGATTTAATACTTTGAGATTTAGGAGTACATCCAATGAGAAGCAAAGATAGGCTAGTAATTAAAGTTATTAATATTATTAATTTTTTTAGCAAAAAAATCACCCCTTAAAATTAAAGATAATGTATATTATTAAAAAATAAATTGATTGGTGATAAAACCATTTTAGATATTTGTAAAAATACTATAGTTGTCAGGAAAATGTTTGCTTTGTGTTGATTTTGGGTATAAAAAATATAAAATAAAATTTAATATAACTTTAGGGAGGGGAAATTATGAATTACAAATATCTTATATCCAATAAAAGGTCAGTAAGGAAATTTAAAAATCAAGAAATAAAAAAATCAGATTTCAGAATAATAGAAGAATATATAAATATGTCTAAAAAACTTGTACCAGAAATAAGGACTGAAATTAAAGTTTTTAATAAAGATAAATTGTATCCAAAACTTGATAAAATAGCAGGATATAATGGACATATGATAGAAGCACCAAACTATGTAATCATTTTATCTGATACAGATAAAGGATACATAGAAAATTCAGGATATATAGGAGAAAACTTAACTCTAAAGGCCATGGACTTAGGAATCGACTCATGTTGGGTTACCTTTAAAGAGAGTTCGCTTATAAAAGAAAAGCTTGAAATTTTATCAGATAAGGAAGTTACAGCAATTATTGCACTAGGTTATGGAGATACTGTAAAAACTAAATCAGCTACTGGTGATTCATCTAGATTAGGTGTAGAAAAGATAGTTTATATAGATAAATGGGGAGAAAATGCAACCATAGAATTATTAGAAGAAAGAGGATTATTAGATGCATTTAGTTTTGCTAGAATGGCACCATCTACATTAAATAGACAACCTTGGAGATTTATAATTGATGGAGGCAAAGTGATTCTTGCAGTAAGAAAAGATGAATTTGCAAGTGAGTATGAAGGTAAAGTTGATGTAGGGATAGTTATGCTATACTTTTCATTAATAATTGATACAACTATGTTTGATTTAAAATGGACTTTAGAAAACGGTAATAGAAATTATGACGTACCAACAGATTATGAAATAATAGGATATTGTAATATATAAAAAATAACTGAGCTCAAGCCTGTTTATAATAAACTTGAACTCAGTTATTTTGTTTTTATATTAAATTTTATCTTTTACTTTTATAAATTTTTTCTGCTATATTTAAAAATTGATACATAATTAAAGCACAAAGGGCTAATACTATTACTCCCATCATTACTAAATCTAATTTGAAAACTTGGCCACCATAAACTATTAAGTACCCAAGTCCATATCTAGATACTAAGAATTCACCTACTATTACGCCAACCCAAGCCATACCTATATTAATTTTAGTTAAATTTATTAAATTTCCTATGTTAGAAGGAAATATTAATTTTGTAAGAATTTGAAGTTTTGATGCTCCAAAACTTTTAAGCATTTTGACTTTTTCCTCATCAACACTTATAAAATAATTATAGGCGGATAATATAGTAACAACAACAGATATAGTAATAGCTATAACTATTATTCCATTTACACCAGCTCCAGCCCAAACTATTAAAATTGGTGCTAATGCTGTTTTAGGAAGTGCATTTAGTACAACCAAAAATGGATCAAGTATTTTAGATAATCTTTCTGACCACCAAAGCATTATAGCTACTAATATTCCAAGAATTGTACCAACTGCTAATCCAACTATTGTCTCATAGCTAGATATTAATATATGCTTAAATAATTCTCCATTTTGAATATATTTTATAAAAAGATTGTAAATATCACTAGGTTTGCTAAATAGAAATACATCTATTATATTAAGTCTAGCAAGTAATTCCCAAAGAGCTATAAATCCAACCAATATAAATATTTGATAAAAAAAGATTAGATTCTTTTCTTTTTTTAGCGATTTTAAATATTGTTTATGACCTTGTGATACATTATTTTGTTTCACTAGAATCAATCTCCTTCCACAAGATATTAAAATAGTCTTTAAAATTTTCAGCACTTCTTGATATTATAGGAGTTCTAGTTTCTGATATTTTTAAATCTATAGTATAGATACTTTTTATAGATGCAGGACGTTTGGATAAAACTGCGACCTTATCTGACATAGAAATAGCTTCAGATAAATGTATTAAAGTTCCTATTTATCTGAAGCTATAGTATTGCTTGGATTGATACCTATTAGGTTTACTTTTATTGTGTCTGTATCAGAGTCCCATGTCATGTAATCTACTACTGTAGATAGTAACAGTCTCTTCTTATTAATATCAGAGGTATCAATTTCTTTATTAAATTTATTTAAATTATCTATAAGCATATTTATATTAATATCAACTTGCTTATTTTCCATAGACATAGTATTTAAAGATTCTAATTGTGATTTTAAATTAGATAAGTCATTATTTAAAGATTCTAACTTATTGATTATAAAAGTAGATGCAGAGCTTTCGGTAACCTTGGCTAATTGCATAACTAAATTATCAATGTATGTTTCTTTTTCTTTAATTTGATTATTTATTGAGTTTATCTCAGTTTTTATATTTTTAATATTCTTAGAGTTTTCTAACTTGCTATCTTTATAACTTGACATTATAGATTTAATACTTTTATTTTTTAATTCATCTATAACTTTAGACTCAGCCTTATCAGATCTGATATTTTTACAATCACAAGCTGATACTCCTAAAGATTTCTTTGTTCCACATATGTAATAATAGATAGTGCCGCTTTTAGAGTTTTTATAAGTAATTCTCATATTAGAGCTACACTTAGAACATTTTAAAAGACCTGATAATAATGCCTTACTTCCAGTTCCAGCTCTAGGAGCTTTAGCCTTATTTGCATTAAGTAGCCTTTGTGCTTCAATCCATTTATCAGAATCTATAACACCTTTATGTTTAGCAACAGCAGCTATAGGACTATCTGTATTTTTAGCATAAGTTAGGATACCATGTATATTGTCTATATCTCCCATAACATCTATATTAGACTTTCTTAGATAATCAACTACACTTTTATCAGCTTTAACATATGCTGGATTTTTTAGGATTAAAGATAAGGCACTAGGATCAAGGTTACCTCCACGAGTTCCTTTAATTCCATTCTCATACATATATTTATAAAGTTTTGAAAGTGATCTAAGCTCTAAATATTTATCAAATATCAATTTAACAATTTCTATTGTATCTTCATCAACTTTAAGTTTATACATTTTTCTTTGGTTCATATTTTCATCATAGTAGTTAATTTGAGTACTAATAAAACCATATGGAGGCATACCTCCTAGCCATCTTCCTGTTCTAGCTAACTCATACATGTTATCTCTAACACGCTCAGCTATAGTTTCTCGTTCTAACTGAGCAAATACAGATGATATATACATCATAGCACGTCCCATAGGAGTACTAGTATCAAATTGTTCTTTAATTGATACGAAAGATATATTAAGCTTATTTAGATCTTCTATAAGAGTAGAGAAGTCAGAAACATTACGGGATATTCTATCTAATCTATAACATATTAAATAATCAAATTTTTTATCTTTAGCATCTTTAAGCATTTCTTTAAACTTTGGTCTATCCATAGATTTACCAGAGAAACCTTCATCTTCATATACTAAAAATTCATTAATTCCTATGTTCTTAGCATAGTCCATGCAAAGCTGTATTTGGTTTTCTATAGATTCACCCTTTCCTGTGAACTTTGATTTTCTTGAGTATATAGCAGCAACCATAAAATAAAACCTCCTTATAAAATAATTATATCAAAATATAAGATCAAAAGAAAAGTTTGGCATAATTATATAGTAAGGTAATATTGTGTATAGTTTAGATCTTTTGCTAAAAAAATAAACTAAGGCCGATTGATGATATAGATATCGTGATTTGTTTAGATGCCAAAACGGTATTTATCATTCTTAAGGAAATATAACTAAAGGAATAGCAGTTTGTATATAGGGTAAAAATTCCAGTTAAGAAACTTATAAGATCTTATTTATATGTATAAATTTCAAATATATTACATTATATACAAAATATTACTCAAAATAATGTAATAAAATTATATACTTAATAGTATAAATAAAGTATATCTATAAATGCAAAATACCTATGCTTTATTTATAGATATAAGTTTAACAATAAAAACATATGTCAATAATTAAAATAATATTTTTAAGAACTTATGTTTGTGTTATAATATAAAATATAAAATTTACTTAATAGTAAAGGAGTTGGTTTTATGAGAGACGCTACAATTGCACTAATTGTAATTATAGTAGCGACTTTAGCAGGATATATTTTTAAAATTGATAACACTATATTAAATGCAATAATTGTCCTATCTCCGATAGCAGCTCCAGCAATAGCGATGTTTTATAATATCCCAAAAAACTATTTTAAACTATTAAGGTTTAAAAATTTAAATATTCATTACAAATATTCCATAGCATATAGAGGGTGCAATATAGAAGATGGTGGATTTTACAGGATATACACTTGTATGTGTAAAGAATATGGTGAAAAATATATAAAAGAAATGAATACATTAGAAGGTGATGGCATTTATAAGAAGATAATAACACTTAACACTACCCCTGTGGAGATAGAATATAATAACTTAATGTCAAAACTTTATATTGAGATAGAAGATGAATTGAATTATAAAAATTTAATAAAAAGAATAAGTAGAATAAATGATTGCTTAAGCCAATCTTTTAATCAAGTAGAATTTGAGAAAAGTCAAATCAATTTAAAGATTTTATTTGATAGTGAAAAATTAATAAAAAATCCATTTGTAGAAAAATTTTTTGGGAATTTTGGAAAAAGTTGTATGTTAAATTTTGTTTATAAAACTGAAAGGGATACACAAATAGAAATAACGAATGATAGCATAGAGTTTAGTAATAAATCTATAGATTCATTAAAAGAGGATTTAAATAAAGAGTTTAAAGTATATAAATAAAAAAGTAGCCTATATAATAGGTTACTTTTTTATTTATATGGATAAAATTTTATTGTAAATATCTTGTATTAATGGTAAGGCATCACTTGGCTCTAGTTTACTATATAAAATAACTCCACCATCTCTTGTTAACATAATTTTATATAAAGTGTTCATGTAATTATAGGCTATAGTTACATTGGATATTGTAGCCCCTTTTGCTATGAGTTGTTGGTATTGGGAAGAGTCTTCTATTTTGTTACCTATTAAATAAAGAGCATCAATATTATTATCACCATAATCACCAAGCCAAACTCCTTGTAGACCTAGATGATTTTGATTATCTATAATTTTAACAAAATTTACATCAATTTTATTAAATATATTATTAATATTGCTACTTGTTTTAGCGAAACTTCTATAAAAATAATTAAATATATTTCTAGATGAAACTATTATAAATGTATTATTGATAGTATTGAAATAAGCATTTTTCTCATCTATAGATATAAAATAATCAAATATTTCATCTGAGTTATAAGCACGTCCTTTTTGAACTTTCTTTGATTCACATATTAAGTCGTACTTTATGTGATTAGTTATATTTTGAATATCTTTTTTAAAAAACGATACAGAGGGATCTTTTTGAATAACTTGATCTAAAGTGCATTGCACAGGAAGAGTATAGCCATCTATTAAGCTATGAAAATTATTTGTATTTAAAATGTAATAAGGATACATTTTCTATCTCCCTTCATAATTATAGTGTATATTAAAATTGTCATTTAATAACTAACAATAAGTAAAACTATATATTGTAAAGAATTCCTTAAAATAACAACAATCTAATTATATACCATAAGAATGCCATTTATCAAAGTAAAATATAAATTTTATAGATTTTTTTATTATATCTATAATTCTTAAATTATTAAACATTACTTATTCAAAACTTAAGATTTGTAAACTTATAAGAAATAAACTCTGTGGGAACAGAAAAGTATTTACTTAATTCATCAATTGTAATTAGATTATTTACCTCCATAATATCGATAAGCATATTATCATCTATCAATAACTCCGCTGTGAATTTATTTGCTTCATTTTCATATCTATCTGTAACTGAAAATGTATAGTGCTTTAAAAAGCAAACATTAAGATCTTTATGTAAAATTGCATGACCAAGCTCATGAGAAATAACACACTTAATCTCATGTTCATCTAAATTAGAATTTAAATGAATTATAGGAGTATTAAGTGTATTTTGAAAGAAGCCTTTAATATTGCCTAAAGGCTCATGCAAAATAGGGATGTTTAAGTAGTCACATAACTCAAATGGATTTCTTGTTTTAAACTTAGTTACTAAATTATTTACTGTATTTTTAATGCTACTCAAATTTAACACCCCTTATTTCTTAGACTTTTTCATAGTTTTAGCTAATTCAATTCCATTTCTAATTGCATTTCTTAAAAGAACAAGATCGTTATCATCAACTATTTGACCATTAAGCATAAGACCTTTTTGATCTAAAATTTGACACATAGTTTCTTCTAATAATTCTTCTACATCTTTTTCATTTTCTTTTATAACAATTAAATTATCATTAGATTTAATATCACGTACATTGGATTTGCCAAGTAAATAATCTGTTGATACATCAAAGAAATCAGATAATTTCAATATTATATCATGAGGAGGAAATCTTTCTTCCTTTTCATAAAATGATATCATTTTAGGAGTTAGTCCAATAAAGTCAGCTAACTCTTTCTGAGTTACATCTTTTTGAGCTCTAAGCTCTTTTATTCTTTTACCTATCATATAAAACGACCTACTCTCTATTCTAAAATTGGTAATGACATTAAGTATGAACTAAAAGTTCTAACAATATAAATTATATCGTATAAAAACTATAAAATCTATTGACTATGTACTAAAAGTACTGTACTATTAGTACATAAACAATTATTAAAAAGGAGAAGGGAGATTGAATAAAATAAAATATTTAAGGAATATAAATAAGATGACTCAGACTCAATTAGGAGAATTATTAGGTGTAACACCAAGGTATATAGCGTTCTTAGAGAAAGGAGAGAGAACTCCATCATTAGATATAGCATTTAAAATAGCTAAAATTTTTGATACTACAATAGAGGATATTTTTTTAAATAACTAATGTACTAATAGTACACTTAAGAAAGGTGGAGCATATGAACAATCTAAAAATTTTAGATAAAAGAAAAGTTTTAGAAAAAAATATAATAACTTTTGGTGAGATAGAAACACCACTATTTTTAGCAAAGGATGTAGCGAATTGGATAGAGTATGGATTTGATAGTAAAGGAAACAGAGATGTAAGTGCTATGTTAAGAGTTGTAGATGATGAAGAAAAAGTTAAAAAAGCTAACCCAATTAATAATAGGGTAAGTTGGTTTTTAACAGAAGATGGGCTTTATGAAGTTTTAATGCAAAGTAGAAAGCCTATAGCTAAGAAGCTGAAAAAGGAAATTAAGAAGATATTAAAGCAGATACGACTTACTGGTGGGTATATTCCAATATCATCTGAAGATGATGAAAAAGTAATCTTAGAAAAAGTAGTAAAGATATTAAATAAAACTCTAGAAAGCAAAGAGATCCTTTTAAAGCAAAAAGAAGAAGAATTAGAAGTTTTAAGATTGAGAAATTATATCAAAACAATTGTAATAGCAGAACAAAGAGAAGAACTTGAAAAATCAAAAGTTACTGTAAAGGTAGATTTGGAAGTTAGTAAATCAAGATAAATTGCATAGGACAATTTTTAATAAACATAAAATTTAGTGGGGGTGGTTGCAATGGCACCAAGAAAAAGCAGAGAAATAAAAGTTGAGGTAGTTTACCCAGAAGATCCATATTGGATTGAGGAAATAGAAAGAAGAAAAGCTAAATGGATACTTGATAGACAAAGAGAAAAATATGGGGATGAAGCATTGAGTATAGCTTACCCAATATGGATTAGAACAAAGGAATTAGAAGAAACTGGTTTGAGTTATGAAGAAGCTAAAGAAATAGCGATTAAAGAATATAACGATAAACAAGGAGCTTAGGCTCTTTGGCAATAAAAATTTGTACAAGGAGTGAGTTAAATGAGTATAAAAATACTTCAAAGTTTTATGAAAAAGTATAGCTATTTAGGGCAAGAACTAGATGATAAATTTGATGAATTAAAAGCTTATAGTAAGCAAAAAGAGGACAAGCAACATTGTTAAACAGAGTATTTCAAAACATTAATTTAATGAAAATAAAAAAAAGAGTCCAGGAGGACCCAAATAAAAAATTCCAATTTAATTATATATGTAGATAAAGATAACTACAAGTAAAAACTTATAAATTAGTAGATTTAAATAAAGTGGGGGTGAGTTTCTTGGAGTATAGCATACATGGATTTAGCCAAGAAAAAGCAATAGAACTTGAATTAGATGATAGAGACCTATTGATATTAAAATGGTTTGTAAAATTTAAAGATAGTGAAAGAATGATATCAAAGATCATTTCAGATGATAAGTACTATTGGATTAAGTATGATGGTATAACAGAGGATATACCTATTACAAAGATGAAAAAAGATACAGTCTATAGAAGACTAAAGAAGATGTGCAAGATAGGAGTATTAAAACATAAAACAGTAAAAATAGGAGGGACATATTCTTATTATGCACTAGGTAGAAACTATAAATTATTAATAGATACTAACTATAGGACATCGGATTTAAATCCGAAGCTATCGGAAATAAATCCCGAGGGTACGGATTTAAATCCTTACGGTACGGATTTAAATCCCGAACAAAATACCCTATTACCATATCCTAATACTATATCTATTGATAGAGTAACTAGTGTAAATTTATCCACAGATTTGAATAGTATAAAAGGTATGTATAAATTATCTGATAGTGAACTAAAAAGTATAGTTTTAGCAGTAGATATATCTGTTGAAGATGGAACAATTAAATCACCAAAAGGCAGCGAGGGATATTGGAAGTATATACATAAAATATGCAAAGACAAGTTAAGTTCAAAAAAAGGAAATTAGGAGTGATATAAACTATGGGAATAATAGAAGCAGCCAAGATTCTTAGAGACATAGCAAAGAAGATTGCCAAAGATAGAGGTATAACAGAACAAGAAGCATGGTTAGAAGCTTTAGAGGTATTCAAAAGAGAATATAGAGTTTGGTAAGTTTACATCTAAGATTAAGATAAAAAATGCCTAGTAGAGATAAGGTTGTAATTTATATAAGAAAAGCGAGAACTTATTGTTTCGCTTTTCCTATAATGTTTCTTAAAGTTGATGAAGAGTTATAACCTAAAGAAAAAGAAGCAATAGAATCTATTAATCTATCTGAATCATTCTTCTCTATATAAACTCTTATATTTATTATAGAAATTTTGTAATAGTTTAATATGGACTGCATAGCTAGAATAATATCATTATCTTCTTTAGAAAGCTTTGAAGTATGAATAGTTAAATTATTGATTAATGTTTCTATAAATCTAATGTCTTTATTGACTTTATCTGGATCAATGCTTTTTGTAGCAACAGATTTTACTAATAAATACATATAATTATCTATTATTTCTAACTCTTTAATATATTCGTTGCTAATGGGTGGAGGAGTTAGAGAATTAAATGCATAGGTTGTATTTATATTTATTGCAAATAGAATTAATACAATTGAAAATACAATGCTTAATTTTTTTATAAACATATATTCACCTCCTTTATACAACTATTATGTGTAGAGGAAAAATTATAAATTCAGGATATGTAATAAAAATTTATCTAAAATAAAAAATGGATTACTAAGAATATGTCATATTTTAAATAATAAGAAAGAAATTAGATTATTATTTATAGGTTTAAATATAAAACAAAAAATTAAATAGGGGTGATTAGAGTGAAATATTCTAATTCTTGTGATTTTGATTTTACAGATAACTATCTTGCTTTATTAGCTTGCATATTAAATCCAAGTTTAAGTATAGGAAAAGCTATTAAACATATAGTACTTGATGATCCTAAAGATGATAAAGGAGGATACTATAGAAAGATTAAACCTAAACAGAATTATAATTATAAAGTTAAGGTAGTAGATGAAGTAGAAGGGAAAGAAAAGGAGTTTGATGGATTAGAGGATTGTTGTAAATTTCTAGATATGAGAAGAGCAGATATAACAACTTATATAAAGCACAATAGATTGTTTAGAAAGAGATATAGGATAAAAGCTTTAGAAACTATAAGAGAAGTTGAAAGAAAGCCGTTGATAGTTATAGACAAATTAAAAAATGAGACTATAGAGTTTGATAGTGTTAATAAAGCATGTGATTATTTAAATGCTAGCAGAGGTAATTTAAATCAAGCAATAGAAGCTAAAAGACTTTTTAGAAAGAGATATAAACTTGAGTATAAAATAAGGGGTGATAAAAATGAGTAAATCAACAGAGTTAAAGTATGTTGAAATAGAACGTAGTATACCCAGTGTAAAAGAAACATTCTTTAAAGCAAGTGACTACAAAACATATCCAAATTATATGGCACTGGCACAATGTATATGTGGTAAAGAGATTAATGGAAAGCTAAGGTTTCCAGAAAGTGCAGATAAAATAATGAGTGCTTGGGGGATCAGAGGTGGAAATAAAGAGGAATAAATTTATGGATTAAAAGAAAGATAAGTTATAGGTGGTGGAAAATCTGAAAAATAGAGACAAACTATTTATATTAATTGCTATAGTTATAGCTATTATAATTTTAATTTGTTTTAAACTATTTGCTAGTATAGGTATAAGTTGAGAACATTTTTTATTTAGAGTTAAAAAGGACTAGCTTTAACTAGTCCTTTTGGGAATTGGATATTGAGAGTTAAATTTTGAAAATAGTCTAAATAAACTGCATTTAAACTGTTAAAGGGTAAAATCTATTGATATCTTCAAATGTCAATTTTATTATTTGTCTATTTATTAAAAAATATTCAAAAACTCAGTAAATTTAAATATAAAATTTAAATTTATTATGAAAGTTTATATAAAATTTATTTTAATTAAGTAAAAATTAAGAATAAGGGTATATAATAATTAATCATATAGATATACAAGGGTTACCTTATATGATAAATATATTTATATAGGTAGTTTTATTGATAGAAATTGTTAGAAATATGTTAGGAGTGATAGTATGAATGGCAAAAATAATAAAGGCATTGTAAGAAATATCGATTCACTAGGAAGAATCGTAATACCAAAGGAATTTAGAAGAATGTTAAATATAAATGAAAATGATCCAGTTGAAATATTATGTGAAAATGGAACTATTAAGCTTAAAAAACATAATAATTCGTGTATTTTATGTGGATCAAAAGAAAATTTAAAAAACATCAAAAATATTTTTATATGTGAAAAATGTTTAGAGGAAATGAAAGATATTATTGATTAAAAGAAAAACGGGAAGTGACTGCCTATGGATAAAAAAGAATTATTTAAAAAAGTAGAATTAAGATTGCATAATTATAAGTTTCTAGAAGCTCAAATAAATAATATAGAATTAGATATAAAGAAAGAGAAAATGAGATATAGAGGTTGTGGAGCTATAAATTATGGTGAAAGAACAAGTGAAACTTATAATATTTCTAGAATTGTTGAAAAAGAGGTTATAGATAAAGAGAAGAAAATAGATAAATTGATGCAAAGTAAATTAGAAAAAGAAATAGAGAAAGCGAAAATAGAAAACTCATTAAGTTGCTTAGATGTTAATGAAACTAATTTCTTTGAATTATTTTATAATAGCAAAAATAAAAATAATATGAAATATATAAGCCTTAAGCTACACATGGATCGCAGTCATTGCTACACAGTAAGAGAGCGATTAGTTTATAAAATTATGGGTATGTTGTATCCAAACTATGAAGAACTACCATTATTTAATGAAAATAATAGCAAAGCCAACACTTTGGCTACATTTTAGCGACAAAGTAAAGATTTTTTATACATTCAGAGGTGGTAATATAGTAGTATAGGAAATTTAAGATAACTCAATTGCTTATTTCCTAATAACTCCCTCTTTATATAATGGCTAGGGTATAAATTTACCCTAGCAACGTGAGGATATAGTTTAATGGTAAAATAGCTATTTAGAAGATAAGAGGTTCGATTCCTTTTAACCCTCACCAATATAACTTTACGGCTCTTAAGAGCACTCTGTAGCGGTATGGAGTATAAACTAGTTACATTTATTAGATTTATTAGCAACAACTTATTATGTTCAAAAAAGTCAGGACTTTCTCACCTGGCTTTTTTATTTTATATTTACTTTATTTAAATGAGTGTGGATATACTATAAATTATGTATAATTTATAGTATAAACTATTGAACAATAGTAATATATTATCAATATTTAAGTGGGGGAGATATTATGAGGAAGTGTTTAAGATGCAATGAAACTATGGTTGAAGACTACATGCTAAAAACTGAAAACTTTACAGCTCAAGCATCAGTAGTATTAGGAAAAGGAAGTGGGGTTTTTTCATCAAATAAAGGAAAGATAAAGGCTGCAGTATGCCCAAATTGTGGAGAAATTTCAATATTTTTTGATAAGCTAGATAAAATTAAATAGTGTATTCATATTAAAAGTATATGAATTTAAAGTGGACAATTAGGGTCCATTTTTTTTTATAGGTTTGTATTCAAATCAGATTTGAGGTGGTGAGATATGAACTATGTAGAACCTATTAGAAATTTAGATACATTAGAAAATATGTGCTCCTATTTAAAAAAGACAAATGAAAGAGACTACCTTCTATTTATGATGGGTATATATACAGGTCCTAGAGTATCAGATATATTAAAGTTTAGAATATATGATGTAAAAGATAAAAGGCAAATAGTCTTAAGAGAAAAGAAAACAGGGAAACAAAAATTCATAGAGATAAACCCAATACTGAAAAGAGCAATTAAAGATTATGTAGAGGACAAGGATCCTGATGATTTTTTAATTAAATCACGTAAAAACTACAATAGACCTATATCTAGAGAAAGAGCATATGTGATTTTAAAAGAGTTGGGAGAATTATTTGATGTTCCTTGTTTAGGAACCCATAGTATGAGAAAAACATGGGGATACCATTACTATAAACAAACTAAAGATATAGCATTACTTCAGAAGATATTTAACCATTCATCTCCAGCTGTAACCTTACATTATATAGGTATAGACCAAGACAGAATGAATAAAGCTTATACTAGCTTTAGATATTTTTAATTTAATTTTATCTAGAATATAACATAAAAAGAGAATGTTATATTGGTTTATTTTATTTAGAAAAAATAACGATTGAAATCATTGGAAATACTAAGTCTACAGTGGGTATATAAGTTGATAAAATGTATATAACACACTATTAGATATGTTATGTTCATAAGGTAGGGTTTATAAATAACTTGAAAGTATGATAAATTATAGAAAAATTTGTATATTACTAAAGCTTAAGGGAAATTATAATTACTAATTATAATTTTGGAGGTATAGCTGATGTTTAAACACGATAAAAAATTGTTTAGAGAAGTAAAAGTAGAAAGACCAAACCCTCAATATGCAGTTTTAATGCAAGAACAATTAGGAGGGGCAAATGGAGAGCTAAAAGCAGCAATGCAATATTTATCTCAAAGTTTTAGAATAAAAGATAAAGAGATAAAAGATTTATTTCTAGATATAGCAGCGGAAGAACTTAGCCATATGGAAATGGTTGCTCAAACAATAAATTTATTAAATGGACATGATGTTGACTACCAAGCAGTTGATTCTGGAGAAATAGAAACTCATGTACTAAGTGGATTATCACCATTTTTAATAAACTCTTCAGGAGCACCTTGGACTGCTGATTATGTTACTGTAACAGGAGACTTAGTTGCAGATCTATTATCAAATATAGCATCAGAGCAAAGAGCAAAAGTTGTATATGAATACTTATATAGACAAATTGAAGATAAATACGTAAGAGAAACAATAGACTTCTTACTTAACAGAGAAGAAGCTCATAATGCTTTATTTAGAGAGGCATTAAATAAGATTAAAGATACAGGTTCAAATAGAGATTTTGGAGTTACTGAAGACTCTAAATTATACTTTGACTTATCTAGTCCGGGACCTAACAATCATAATACAAAGATGGATATTAACCCACCTTCTTTCAATGAACCAATAAAAAAATAGTAAATAAAAAAGAACTCTTTAAAAGGGTTCTTTTTTATTTTGTAGGAGTAAATGATTTAGATGATGATATGAAACAAAGTATTGTTTAAATTGAAAATTGATAAATGAGGAATTAGATATGCTAAAGAAGTTTTGTAGATGTGGGAAAATTATTCCCCAAGAAATTTCTATGTGCTCTGAATGTGAAGCTAAATTTAATAATAGACAACAGAAAGTATATAAGGATTATAGAAAGCGAAGAGTAGACTTTAAAGAACAGAAGTTTTATTGCAATAAAGAATGGAAGTTTACTAGAGACTCTGTAAGACAAAGAGATGATGGTATATGTAAGTTATGTGATGATAACTTAAGTGATGTAGTACATCATATAGAGACTTTAAAAGATTGCTGGAGCAAGAGATTAAATATGAATAACCTTATATGTTTATGAGATAGGTGTCATAAGAAGGTACATAGAATGTACGATAAAGGAGAAGTATCTAAAATTAAGATGCAAAATGAACTAAAAGAATTGATAAAAGAAAATTATTAAAGGATAGGGGGGGAGTCAAAAAGTTTTTGGCTTTTGACGTAAGTCCACGGTTGCAGTTTTTTTGCGCGGAAACTCCCTAAATAAAATTTTTTTGGACAGAGCAGAGATAGCTATGATTTAGAATTTATCTAAATTATAGCTATTTTAAATTTTGTAAAAATTAAAAAAAAATAAGGAGGTGATAATATGGCTAGACCTAGGCAACCTGTTTCTCTACTTCAAGCTAAAGGCAAAAAACATTTAACAAAAGCTGAAATAGAAGAAAGAAAATCTCAAGAACTAAAAGTTAATTCAGATAATGTTAAAGCTCCTGTTTTTCTTAATGAAAGTTTAGTTGATGAATTTAATAAGTTTGTACAAGAAATGAATAGATTTGAAATTTTAGATAACACAGACTCGGATGCAGTAGGAAGATATACTTACTACAAAAATGAATTTGCTAGAATTGCTAAAAAGCTTTCTAAAACAGGTCCAGATAATAAAAAATATGATGATTATCTAAAAAAGCTAAGTAATATAAGTAAAGAAATAAATATTTTAGAAGTAAGATTTGGTATTACACCTGGGAATAGATGCAAATTAGTTATCCCTACTCAAAAAGAAGATAAACCTCCAAATAAATTTTCTAAATTTATGAAATAAGGGGGTGGTTGTATGTGAATATAGACAGGGTTACTAGATATGCTTTAGATGTAGTTGAAGGAAGAGAAATAGCTGGTAAAAATGTTATTTTAGCCTGTAAAAGACATTTAGAGGATTTAGAAAAGTCAAAATTAGCACCTTATATTTATGAATTTGATGCAGTTTTAGCTTTAGAATCAATAGAGTTCTTTGAAAGTCTAAGGTTTACAGATGGAGAAATAGCTGGGCAAGAGGTTGAGTTATTTGGATTCCAAGATTTTATAATAGGATCATTGTTTGGTTGGGTTTCAAAAGAAACTGGATATAGAAGATTTAGAAAAAGTTATGTACAACTTGCTAGAAAGAATGCGAAATCTCTTTTAAATAGTGGTTTAGCTATTAAATTATCAGCTTTTGATAACTATCCAAACGCTCAAGTTTATTGTACTGCTACAAAAATGAAACAAGCTAGGATAGTTTGGGAGCAAGCCAGTAAATTTATAAATGCAGAATCAGATTTAAAAGAATTATTTAAGATAAAAGACCATGATGCAATTATAGAATCTCTATATAGTGGCGGTAAAATAATGGCACTAGGAAGAGATACAGGAACTATAGATGGTTTTGATCCTCATGGCGGTATCATCGATGAATATCACAGTCATAGAACCAATCAAATGGTTAAACTCCTTGAAGATGGTTCTGTTAACCAAGCTGAATCTTTAATTAGTATTATAACTACGGCAGGGTTTAATTTAAATGGACCGTGTTATAAAGAATGGGAATACTGTAAAAGTGTTTTAGAAGGAATAGTAAGCAATGATGAATACTTTATATACATAGCACAAATGGATGAAGATGATGATATTTGGAATCCAGAAAACTGGTGTAAGGCCAATCCATTAGTTGCAAAACTACCCAAAGGATTAGAAAATTTAAAGAGATTTGCAAAAGAAGCAATGCAAAAAGGTGGAGAAGATCTAAGAAATTTCCTAACTAAATCTTTAAATATATGGTATGAGTTTTCAGACGACCAATACATAGGACCAGAAAAATGGGCAAAGTGTAAATCTAAAAAGACATTAGAAGATTTTAGAGGACAAAAATGTTATGTAGGTTTAGATTTAAGTTCTGGAGGAGACTTAACTTCATTAGCTTTAATATTTGTATATTATGTTGAAGGAGTTAAAAAGTATTTTATACATTCACATTCATTTATTCCTAAAAACAGAGTTGAGGAACATATAAAAAGTGATAATGTACCTTATGATGTTTGGATAAAAGCTAAACTTCTGACAGTTACAGAAACTCTTGGAGGAATAAAAACAGACTATAAATATATAATTGCATATTTAAAGTCTTTAATTGAAGAATATGACTTGAAAATTGAACAGTTAGGCTACGATCCACATAATGCAGATGCATTTTTAAGTGATTTAGAAGAATTAGGGTGCGATTGTATAGAAATATATCAATCACCTAAATGGCTAAATGATGCTACGGAAGATTTTAAATTAGAAGTAGAGGCTGGAAATGTTGAATACAATGAGGAAAATGAACTTTTAGCATGGTCAGTTGTAAATGCAAAAACAGTTTCTAATTCAAGTGGAGAAATTAAGATAGATAAAGATAGAAGAAATAAAAGAATAGATCCAGTAGACTCTGTTATAGATGCATATAAACTAGCATTTAAAGAAGAAAGATTGTCTGATATTAATGAAACAGTTGATAAATACTTTGACATAATGGGATGGAATTAGAAGGGAGGTGTGAAAGTGAACCTTATAAAAAATTTAAAGAATCTTATATTACCTAAACCACAAACTGTTGATATGAGAAGTGAAAAGTTATTAGAGTGGCTAGGTATAACAACTAGAAATAAAAATATCTTAAGTGAAGTTACTTATTTTACTTGCTTAAAAATGTTATCTGAGACATTAGGTAAAATGCCTATTAAAATGTATCAAGAAACGGAAAAAGGTGTAATAAGAGCAGCACCAAATAAAGCATATAATTTATTAAAGGTTAGACCTAACCCTTATATGACACCCTCTATATTTTGGGCAACTGTAGAAAATAATAGAAATCACTTTGGAAATGCTTATGTTTATATAAGAAAAGAATTTAAGCGTGAAAAATATGGAGCTACATATGAAATAAAAGATTTATGGATTATGCCAAGTAATGATGTACAAGTTATTATGGACAATAAAGGAATCTTTGGAATTAAGGATGCACTTTGGTATATCTATACTGATAGATACACAGGCGAACAATTTGTATTTAAAAATGAAGAAGTACTACACTTTAAAACCTCATTTACATTCGATGGTATATCAGGAGAGCCAGTTAGTAAAATTTTAAAATATACCCTTGAGGGTGGAGTTGAAAGTCAAAATTTCATTAATAACCTTTATAAAACAGGACTTACTGCAAAAGCTACATTGGAATATACAGGAGATTTAGATAAGTCAAAAGAAGATAAATTAATAGAAGGTATTTCAAGGTTTGCTAATGGATCTCAAAATGCAGGTAAAATAATTCCTATTCCTCTTGGGATGAAAATAACACCTTTAAATATAAAGCTAACAGATAGTCAATTTTATGAATTAAAGAAATTTTCATCACTTCAAATAGCAGGAGCATTTGGAATAAAGCCAAACCAAATAAATAACTATGAAAAATCTAGTTATTCAAGTGGAGAAATGCAACAACTTAGCTTTTATGTAGATACAGAGCAATTTATATTAAAACAATATGAAGAGGAAATCTGCTATAAATTATTAAGTGATGAAGAGAAAAATGAAAATAAGTATTATAAATTCAATGAAAAAGCTATTTTACGAACAGATGCAAAAACACAGGCTGAGTGTTTAACATCCTTTGTAAATAATGCTATATATACTCCAAATGATGCTAGAGCAATTTTAGATATGCCAGCAAAAGAAGGTGGAGATGTATTAGTTTGTAATGGTAACTATATACCTATAACAAAAGTAGGAAAGCAATATGGGGAAGGAGGCGAAAACAGTGAGTAAAATATTAAATTTACAAAATAAAGATACCAAAACTGGAGAATTAAAAAATGTTGGTAAGATAGAAATAAAAAATCAAACAGAAGAAAAAGCAGAACTTTATTTCTATGGTGATATAGTTTCAGATAGTTGGAGTAGTTGGTGGGCAGATGAAGATAAATGCCCTCAAGATGTAAGTGACTTCCTGAAGGAACTAGAGAATTCACAAAATGTAGATATATATATCAACTCTGGCGGTGGATCTGTATTTGGTGGAATAGCAATTTATAGTATGTTAAAAAGACATAAAGGTAAAAAGACTGTTCATGTTGATGGATTAGCAGCAAGTATAGCTAGTGTAATAGCACTTGCAGGAGATAAAGTTATAATACCTAAGTATGCTAACTTTATGATTCATAACCCTTTAACATTTTTATTTGGAGGATATAACGCTAAAGATTTAAATGAGATTGTGGGAGCTTTAGAAAGTTGTAAGGAAAGTATATTAAATATATATATGGACCATGCAAAAGAAGGAGTAACAAGAGAAGAAATTTCAGAACTCATGAATCAAGAAACATGGTTTACTGGTGAAAAAGCTGCAGAATACTTTAATATTGATGTAGAAGAAGAATTCGAAGCAGTTGCATGTTCATCTAACTTTTTTGATAAATATAAAAATACTCCTAAAAACCTATTTGAAGAAAATAAAAAAAGTGATGAAAATCAAAAATTGGATATAGAAGAAATTGCAAATAAAGTACTTTTACATCTACAAAATCAAAAAGAAGATGATAAAAAAGTAGAAAATACAATTGAAAAAGAAAAAGAAGATATATTGAAGGATTTAGATTTATACTAAGTCTTTTTTTATTGCCAAAATCCAAAAATACATAGAAAAGTGAGGAATAAAAATGTCAAAAGAATTATTAGAATTAATGAATAAGATAAAAGCTCAAAAAGAATTAGTAAAGAATTTAGTTAATGAAAATAAAATAGATGAAGCAAAAGTAGCTAAAGAGGAATTAAAAAATTTAAGTGATAAATTTGACCTTCTTTATGATTTAGAAGCTGAAGCAGATGAAGCTGCTAAAGAAAATATAAAAAATAAAGCTAAAAAAACAGAAATATCAAATTCTAAAAAAGAATCAAATGCTTTTGTAAATGCAATAAAAGCCAGATTAACAGAAAGTAATATAAGTGATGAAGATAAAACTATATTAAATCAAATGAGCGAAGGAAGTCCTGCTGATGGAGGATTAACTGTTCCTAAAGATATGAGAACAGAAATAAAAGAACTTAGAAGAGGTGAAGATTCATTAGAAGAATTAGTAAATGTTGAGCCAGTAACAACTTTAAGTGGATCTAGAGTTATAGAAGTAAGTGCAGAAGAAACTCCATTTGACAATATAGATGAAGCAGCAGATTTTCCGGATGTAGAAACACCTAAATTTAAAAATATAGAATATAAAGTTAAGAAAAAAGGTGGAACGTTAAAAGTAACTAGGGAGTTAATTCAAGACTCATCAGAAAATATAAAAGCATATTTAAAAAGATGGATTGCTAAAAAATCTAAAGTTACAAGAAACTTTTTAATATTAAAGAAAGCTGATGAAATGACAAAGGGAAAAGAAAAAGATGTTGCTACTTTAGATGATTTAAAAGATATATTTAATGTATCTCTTGACCCAGCTATAGCTTTAACTTCCAAAGTTATAACTAATCAAGATGGATATAATTTTCTTGATAAATTAAAAGATTCAGATGGAAAGTATATACTTCAACCAGACCCAACACAACCAACAAGAAAACTATTATTTGGGACTTACCCAATTAGAAAACTTTCTAATAAAACATTAAAAACAACTGAAAATAAAGCTCCTATATATTGTGGAGATTTTAAAGAAGCTATAACTTTATTTGATAGAGAAACTCTTTCTGTAGAAATGAATACTCAAGGAGATTCTTATTGGAATAAAGATTTAGCAGGAATAAAAGTAAGAGAAAGATTAGATATAAATGATGTAGATTCAGAAGCTATAGTAAAAGGAGTTATAACTATAACATCAGGAAAAGCTAAATAAGTAAAAAATATATTTTAGACTAATAATACGTTGAAATTACAAGGTATTATTAGTCTATTAAAGTTTTTGAAACACCTTAGAATCGATTTAAATAGGTCGTTTTTTTAGCTATTTTTTAAGAAATGAGGGATTAAATGATTCTAACTTTAGAAGAAGCTAAAAAGTTCTTAAAAGTAGATTTTGATGATGATGATGATGAAATTCAAGACTGTATAGAAGCAGCTGAGGAATATCTTAAAGATGCTACTGGAAAAGAATTTACTAGTGAAAATAAAAGAGCTAAAAGATATTGTAAAATATTAGTCAATGAATGGTACAAAGATAAAGGATTAATGGAAGAAGAAAAAAGGCAAAAAAGAGTGAGATTTTCACTACAAACTATCATGACTCAGTTAAAGTATGGTGATTAAATGGCTGAATGTAGATTAACAGAAAGAATAAAAATAGAAAAATTATCAGATTCAAATGAAACTAATGAAAATGGATTTGATGAAGAGGTTTGGAAGGAACACTATAAATGTTGGAGTGGCTATAAAAGAGTATCTGGAAAAGAATATATAGCTGCTAAAGCAAATAATAGTGAAAATATAGTTACATTTACAGTTAGATACTGTAAAAAAGTAAAAGAGTTACTAGATCCAGGAGCAAGTAAAATATTTAGAATAGAATATAAAGGTTTTTATTATGATATTTTAGATGTTTTAGACTTTGAAAATAGGCATGAATTTGTAGATATTAAAGCTAAAATAAATTGTTAGATTTCCAATTATTACCTTTTAAGTTATAATATAGCTTGGAGGTGTTATGACATGAAAAAAACATTAATTTTAATGTTATCATTAATTTCAATATTTATTTTAGTTGGTTGTAATAAAAAAATAACTACAGATGGTGAAAAAGTTACATCAGAAGATTTAGTAAAATCTATTAAAAAAGTGCATAATATAGAAAATATAACTTTTTCAACATATTTAGAGCAATTATCTATTGAAATAAACTATAAAGATACTAATGCTAAAAATATAAGTAAAGAATTTAAAGAAAATGTTAAGAAAATTATAAATGATAATAAAAACTTAATATTAGATTATAAAGAAATAAAAAAAATAAAATTTATTCCTCTAATGGATAAGGATAACCTATTTTGTAGCGATGTGTATAAAGTTGAAAATAATAAAATCTCTATGTACTTAGATGATGTTAATGAAGAAAGTATTCAACACGGGCTTGATGTCCTAAGCGGGAAAATTAAATCAAATACTGAAAATACAACCCCTATTGAAAATAATAATACTAATGATGGTTCTGTTTCTGTTCCTCAAAGTGGAGAATTTAAGCCAGAGACATTAATAAATGACCTTAATATAGGAAATACAGGGTTAGAAAATTCTATTTTTGAAGTTAAAGAAAATAAAGGTAAAAAGGTAATATCAGTTGATTTACTTTATAAAAAAGATGCTTTAGTTAAAGGAATTGTTACAAAGATACAATTTTTACTTGAAAGAGCATTTAAAGATAGTGGATATGATATAGATTTATGTATATCTCAAAAACATCCGATGGATTTATATAGATGTAAATATGTAGATGGTTCTTGGAGTGAATAAAATAAAAGGTATAAGCCTAAAGCTTATGCCTTTTTTATTTGGAGGTGTATATGTCAAGTACTATAGAACTTGAGGGATATGAAGAGTTTGAAGAATATGTAAAAAATATGGCTTTAGATACAGTTATAAAAAGGCAAGCCGTAAGGTCAGGTATAAAAGTAATTGGAGAAGGGTTAGAAAATGATACTCCAGTAGGACCAACAGGAGAACTTGCTGAAATTAAAATATCTGTTAAAGAAAATGCCCTAGCAACAGAAGGAACTGCAAAAAGTAAAGCCTTCTATGATATATTTCAAGAGTATGGTACAAGTGAACAAAAGGCTCATGTAGGCTATTTTGATAGAAGTGTTGAAGAAAACACAGAGGAAGCTATTTCAAAAGTAGCTCAAACGATATTTAGAAAGATGGGGTGATATTTTGGAAAGTAATATAAAAATAGATGCCTCGATTATAAAAAAGAAATTAAAAGAAGTTTTAAGTGATAAAGATATACTAGATTTAACAAGTGATAAAAAAGTATATTTTATTCATGCTAATAGTCCTAAACCTCCATATATAGAGTATCAAGTTATTAGATCTAGAGGAAGTGAATATAGTGAAGGTAAAATAGACTATTTAAATCACTTAGTTCAAATTGATATTTTTAGTTTAGGAGATTATACAAACTTAGAAACAGTTATAGTTAATAAATTTATTAAAGCTGGATTTGAATACAATCCAGGAAGTCCAGATTTATATGAAGAAAAAACAGGATTATATCATAAACCTTTAAGATTTAACATTGATTTACCAACTAGCTAATCTAAGCTAGTTTTTTTATTTATAAAAGAAAGGGATGAAAGAAAATGGCAGCACAAAGAATATTACCAGTTGTAAACGTAAGTAAGTTATATGTAGCTCACTTAAAAACTGAAACTGATGAGAGTATAACTTTTGATACTCCTAGATACTTAGAAGGTATTAAGCAAATAGGAATAAAACCAAAACAAAATAGTGATCCATATTATCATGAAGGAAGAAAAGTTTTAGAGGAACAAACTTTACAGGATGTAAAGGTAACTTTAAATATAACAGATTTATCAGATGCAGATGAATGTTATGTTATGGGGCATAAGTTAGCTAAAACAGGTGGAGTAATAAAAAATGATAATGATATAGCTCCAACACTTGCTATTTTATATAAAGCAGAGAAGTCTCAAGGAATAGATAAATATGGAATACTATTCGCTGGAACATTTGGACTATCCGATGAAGATTTAAAAGATAAGGAAGGTAAAGCAAACTTCCAAGCTAAGAAAATAGAGGCTAGTTTTAGACCTTTAATAAATGGATTATGGCAATACAATGTATGTAGTGACTCACCTAACGTAACACCAGAGTTCTTAAAGAATTTCTTTAAACAAGTTACTGTACCTGAAGAAAAAACAGATGTAGTTAGTTCTGAACATTAATATAAATAATAGGGAGTGAATTTAAATGAAAAGAAAATTTAAAATAGGAAATGAAAACTTAGATTTTGAAATGACAAATAAGACTATATTTGATATAGATGAAAGATTTGATAACTTTGGAGATGTAATAAATGGGGTTATGTACGGTAAAAACTTATATAATAATGCTTTAAAAGTTATGATATGTTCTTGTACATCAAAAAGAGTTGATAAGGATGGGAATGAAAACCCATTAACTATAGATGAATTAAAAGAAAAATTAACTCCAAATCAAGTTATAGATGAAATAATACCCTTTGCAACAGATTTATATTTTGATTACAGAGGGGTTAAAACATCTGATACTACTACTGATGAAGATAAATCAGAAGATGAAAGTAAAAAAAAATAGATTTTAGTGAAAAGCCATTTGATATAAATAGGCTTTTTTTTATTGCAAAAACAAAACTAAATTTCACAAGACAAGAGTTCTTCGATAGCACATTCAAAGAAATTGTTATGTTAATCGGAGAACTCAATAAAGAACATGAAGAGCAATCTCAACCAGTTTCAGATGATGGATATGTTGAAAAAGTTGTGAGTATAGATGAAGTACCTTTCCTATAGAAAGAGAAAGGAGTGTAAATGAGTGATACAGAAAAACGAATAACCGCAAAGATGATACTTGATGATTCTGGATATTCCAGTACATTAAAAGGTATAAATTCAGAAATTAAAAATAATAAGAGTGAATTAAAAGCAGCTCAAAGTGGTTTAGAGGCATTTGGTAAATCTACAGAAGGTGTAAATAGAGTTCAAAGCTCATTACAAAAACAATTAGATTTACAAAATAAGAAGCTAGAAACTTATAAAAAAAGTGTTAAAGATGCTACTGAAACATTACAAGGCAATATACATAAAAGAGATGAATTAGCAAAGTCTCTTTCGAAGGCTGAAAAAGCACATGAAAATGCTATAAAAAATTATGGTAAAGAAAGTAAGGAAGCTAAAGAAACTGAAAAAGCCTTAGAAGAATTACAAAAAGAACATGATAAGCTAGATAGAACTGTAGAAAATAATGCTAAGACATTACAAAACTATGAAACTCAAATGAATAAAGCAGAGGAAGAAGTAAATAAAGCTCAATCTGCAGTAAATAAATTCAATAGAGAAGTTGAAAATACTCATGGTGTAGGTAATGCATCTAAAAAGCTTGAAGATTTAGGAAATAACTTTAAAAAAGTAGGTAGTAAAGCTCAAGAGATAGGTGGAAAACTTACTACTCATGTTAGTTTACCTTTAACTGGAATAGGGGTAGCCGCCGCTCATGTAGGTATGGAATACGAAGCTCAAATGGATAAAGTAGCAGCTATTTCTGGTGCTACTGGAGATGACCTTAAAAAGTTAGAAAATAAGGCTCAAGAAATGGGAGCTAAAACTAAATTTAGTGCTGCGGAAGCAGGAGAAGGTATGGAGTATATGGCAATGGCTGGTTGGAAAACTGGTGATATGCTCGAAGGTATAGAACCTATACTAAATTTAGCAATTGCTTCTGGAGAAGAATTAGGGTCTACTTCTGATATTGTAACGGATGCATTAACAGGATTCGGATTAAAAGCTAAAGATGCTGGTATGTTTAGTGATGTATTAGCAGCTGCTTCATCTAATGCCAATACTAATGTTGGTATGATGGGAGAAACTTTTAAATATGCCGCTCCTGTAGCTGGTGCTTTAGGATATAGTGTTCAAGATACTTCTTTAGCTATAGGATTAATGGCTAATAGTGGTATTAAAGCAAGTCAAGCTGGTACTGCACTTAGAGCAGGATTAACTAACTTAGTAAAGCCTACAGATAGTATGGCCGAAATGATGGAGAAGTATGGAATATCTGTAGAAAATAGTGATGGTAAGATGAAAAGATTTAGAGAAGTAATGTCTGACCTTAGAGAAAAAATGGGTGGTTTAGATGAAGCTACTCAAGCTAGTGCCGTTGCAACTATCTTTGGGAAGGAGGCCATGTCTGGATGGCTTTCAATTATAAATGCTAGTGAAGGAGATTTTAATAAATTAGCAAATGCTATAGACAACAGTGAAGGTGCTACTGCTAAAATGGCTAAAACTATGAGTGAAAATGCAAAGGGTAGTTTAGCAGAAATGAGAAGTGCTCTAGAAGGTGCAGCAATAAAAACTTTCCAAGCATTAGCTCCAGCTATAACAAGTGTTGCTAGAGATATTACTAAATTAGCAAATAGCTTTACTAATTTAAGTCCTCATACTCAGGAATTTATAGTTAAAGTAGGAATGGCTGCTATTGCAATGGGACCTGTAACTAGTGGCTTAGGTCATGTAACAAGTGGGATAGGTGGCTTAATTGGAACTGTTGGAAAGTTTAAAGCATTAAAAGCAGCTGCTACGTTTAAAGATTTCTCAAAGATATTATTAGGACTTGCTCCAGCAGCAGAAACTGCAGGAGTTGGATTAGCAGGAGCAGAGGTTGCGGCTGGAGGATTTGGTGCTGCCGTTATAGGTTCTTTAGGACCAATTGCATTAGGTGTAGCTGCAGTAGCTGGAGTTGGATATGCAGGATACAAAGTTGCTGAACACTTAAATAAAAGTGCAACACCTGCATTAGATTTATTTGCAGATAAAGTTGAAGTTTCAAGAGATAAGTTTGGAAACTATGCACAAGCTACAGAAAAAGATGTAATTAAAATATCTAAAGCAACAAAAGATAATGTTAAGTCATACTTAGAGTTAGATAAAAAAGCTAGTGAGTCTATGATGAATTTAAGAATGAACTCAGATAAATTCTCAAAAGAAGCAAAAGATACTGTGGTTAAAAACTTTACAGAAATGAGCAAAAAATCTAGTAGTCTATCGAAGGATCAAAGAGAAAAAATGACTGTAGATTTTAAAAAATTAGTTTCTGATACTGGAGTTTTAACTAGTAAGAATAAAGATGAAATAATAAAACAATATACTTCAATGGTTAATGGTACTAAAGGTTTAACTCAAAAACAAAAGGACCAAACTATAAAAGACTTTACAGACACATTAAATAAAAGTGTAGGATTATCAAAGAAACAATCTCAAGAAATGCAAAAAGTTTATACAGACATGGCTACTAAAATTAAATCTGGTATAGATAAAAAAAGAGATGCAGAGTTAAAAAGTCAAAAAGATTTCTTCGCTAAATCAAATGCTCTTTCATCTAAAGAAGAAGCTCAAATTATAAAAGATACAGAAACGCATTGGAATGATAAAAAATCTAAAATAGATAAATATCAAAAACAAATAAATGACATTATTAAAAAGGCATCTGAAGAACATAGACAAATTACTGATAAAGAAGCGAAGTCTATAGATGAAATACAAAAGAAAATGAAAGAAGATGCAGTTAAAACTTTATCTGACAATGAAGTTGAAGCTAAAGTTATACTTGAAAGAATGAAAGGTAATGATGAACATATAACTGCTGAAATGGCTTCTAATCATATAAAAGAATTAAATAGAGCTAGAGATAAAGCTATAGAAGCTGCTAATAGTGAGTGTGACAAAAGAATAGCTGAAATAATTAGAATGAGGGATGAAAGTAAAGTAATTAGTTCAGATCAAGCAGACAAACTTATTGCTGATGCTAAAAGGCAAAGAGACGATACTGTAAATGCAGCTAAGGAAACAAGAGATAAAGCAGTTAAAGAAATAACTTCTATGAACTCAAAAATTACCAAAGATGTAGATACTACAACTGGTAAAGTTAAAAGTAAATGGGATAAATTAAAAGATGCATGGAATAGTGGATGGGGAAGTCTAGTTAAAAACTTCTTTGTAAATACATTCTTCCAAAGTCATGGTAAAAAGCCTGGAGAACACTGGACAGGTACATCACACTTTGAAGGTGGTTTAACATATCTTCATGAAAGAGGATATGAGTTATATGATTTACCTTCTGGAACTAAGGTATATAATCATGAATCAAGTGAGCAAATGGTTTTAGAAACTGCAAGACAAACTGCTCAAGGGGTTATAAATTCTATGATGAAAAATAAAGGTGATTCTGATGGAAATATTATAATACCTATTAGTATTGCAGGGGAAGAAATAGATAGAGTTGTAGTTCCAAGAGTTTCAAATAGACTTGCTTTAAATACAATGAGAAGAAGGAGGTAACAAATGCTTGTAAACAATATAAATATAGAAAAGTTTAATGCTAGAGTTTTAGAAGTTAATATTCAAAACTCTAGCATTAATAATTTAAAAGACTTTGAAGGAAAAAACACATTGTTACCTCTTTTCTTTGATTCTAAAGTAGAGTTAAATTTAATTACTGTTACTCTTTTAGTAAACTCTTTAGATAAAAGACAGTATTATTTAGACAAAAGTAACTTATTAAGCAATATGGTAAAACCATTTGAAGTTTATTTTAAAGATAGAAACTTAAGATTTAAATGTATTTTAAATGGAAACTCAGATCAACCCAGTTTGAGGCAAATTAGAGGAAGATTACAATTAAGTTTTATAGGTTATAACATAGAAAATGAAGTAACTGAAACTATTACAAATGGAGTTTCAAGTAAAAATATAAACTGTCAAGGTAATACAAAAGTACCTGTAATTTTAGAAATAACTCCTACTATAGATATGGTTGATTTAAAAATAACTGGATTAAGCGAAGATCCTTTTATTGTAAAGAACTTAAAGGGCAATAAAACTATAGTTATAAATGGAATAGAGGGAACTGTTACACAAGATGGTATCAATAAATTTGATGATACTGATATGTGGGAGTTTCCTTTTTTAGTTCCGGGAGATAATTTGATCACATTAAGTAAGAACACTTGCAATATAAAAATTAAATACAATCCAAGATTTATATAGAAAGGATGATACAAATGTTAAATACAAATAAAACAATAAATATATCTGGAACATCATCAATAGATGGACAAGTAGTTGTTTATATGAGTGCTAGTTTAAGTACAGATGGAACTACTCAAGAAAACTTAAGCAAAACTGTACAAAATCAAGAAGCCTACAATAAAAATAAAGAAGCTATAAGAAAAGATATGAGAGACTTTGAAGATTTAGTATATGCAGAACAGGACAAGTTAGAAGCTAAGTAAAAATATATTTTAAAAGGGAGAGAAGTATTATGAAATTACCATTAAGAAAATTAGTAAATGGATCACCACAATTAAGTAATATAGCATATAAACAAGGCTTACCTTGTAAATTATCTTATGCTCTAGCTAAAAATATAAAGAAGATAGAAAGTGAGTTACAAATATATAACTCTGAAAGAGAAAAAATAATAGAAAAATACTGTGTTAAAGATGAAGATGGAAAATTGAAATTAAATAAAGATAATACATATGACATTAAAGAAGAATTTATAGATGTATGCAATAAAGAAATAAATTCACTTTTAGATATAGAAGTTGATATAGATATTCATAAATTTAATATAAATGATTTATATAACAGTAATTGCGATATGTCTCCAGCAGAATTAATGGTTATAGACTATATGATAGATGAAGAAGAGTAATTGATTAGTTGAATTTAGTAAGAAAGGAGGGGAGCCTCTTTTGATACATTTACATGATAAAAACAAGAAAAAAATAGCTGGTTTAATAGATTATAAAGATTTATTTATAGAAAGTGAGTTGCATAGTGGAGAAAAGACACTCTGTTTTTATTATCCTAAAAAGGCAAATTACTATTTTGATATAGTGGAAGAGTGCTATATAAGGACCAAAGAAAATGAATATATAGTTAAAGAAAGAATTGTCCAAAGTGAATATACTGAATTTAAATGTATTTTAAATTTAGAGGATATAGAAGGTAAGCCTTTTTCAAAGTTTGAAAGTAAAGAACAAACAATTAATAAAGCCTTAGCTCTTGCTTTAGCTGGTACTGGTTGGGTTGTAGGTAAGTGCGATTTAAAGAAAAAGAGAACTGTTAGAATGACTAACTGCTCTAGTTTGGAAATCGTACAAGAAATTAAAAAAATATATAGATGTGATATAGTTTTTAACACTCTATCTAAAACCATAGATGTATATGAACACCTAGGAGAAGACAAAGGAACTTACTTTATAGATTCTTTAAATCTAAAATCTTTATCTATTCAAGGTAGTTCTTATGGTTACTTTACAAGATTAATTCCTATCGGAAAAGATGATTTAAAGATTACTGATATAAATGATAAAAAAGAATACGTAGAAAACTATCAGTATTCTAATAAAATTAAAACTGCATATTGGATAGATGATAGGTATACCGTTAAAGAGCATCTTAAAGATGATGCTCTAGCCAAATTAAATGAAATATCAAAACCCTTTAGATCTTATTCTGCTGCAATTTTAAATTTAGCAAAACTTAATGATAAATATAAAAATATTTTGGATTATAAGTTAGGAGATACAATAACTCTTATATCTAAAGAAGATAAATTTAAAGATAAACAAAGAATAGTTAAAATAATAGAGTTTCCAGATAAACATGATAAAGATAGTGTAGAACTTGCTAATACTACCTTATGCTTTGAAGATATTCAAACGCAGTTTCAAGAAGCAGCTGACACAGTAGAAAATATAACTACTGATAATGGAACTGTAAAGGGTTCTACTATAGATGGTATAGAGACAAGTCAAATAAAAGATTTCTACAAAGAAGTTATAGAAGCTACAAACATTAAAGCTATAAATGCAAAAATAATTAATTTAGAAGCTCAAGATGTTACTATATCTGGCCAATTAACTGCGGTTAACGCTCAAATAGGAAGCCTTACAACTAATGTTGCTACTATAGATAAATTAGTTGTAAAACATGATGCGTCTATAACTAATTTAAATGCAAATAAAGCCAGTATAACAGATTTAAATGCAACAAATGCAACTATACAAGTATTAGAAGCTAATGTCGGTAATATACGAACTCTTGTAAATGGAAATTTATCTAGTGAAAATATACAGGTAAGCGGTATTACTGGGGATAGGTTAAATATGAAAACTATATTTGTTGATGATGCAAATATAGTTAGTATAAATGCATCTAAAATTAATGCAGGAGAAATAAGCACTAACAAAGTAAAAATTAAATCTGATGATGGTGGAATTGAAATTATAGGAACTACTTTACAATTTAAGGATAAAAGTAATAAAGTTAGAATCCAAATGGGAAAAGACACTAAAGATAATTTTAATTTTATTATTAGAGGTGAAGATGGACAAAGTGTATTAATAGATCATACTGGAGTAAAAGAAAAAGCTATAGCTGATGATTTGATAAAATCTAATATGATTGCTGGTAATTCAGTAGGAGAAAAACAAATAGATTACTCTAGTTTCTCAGAAGGATTTAATAAAGATACAAATACACATACATTAAAAGCAACAAAAATTAAATTAAATAGTCAGAATCAAACTTTAGATGTTGCTTTTAATCAGTTAAAAACACAAGCAGATGAAAATAAAACCACAACTGAAAGTAATAGTACAACTATAGGTGTTATGCAAGGTCAAATTAATACTGCTATAAATAATACTAAAATAATTAAAGATGGTAAAACAGTCTTACTTAAAGATGATTATAACCGAACTATAGAGACGATAGATTCTCTTAAATCTACTATAGGAAGTCATACAACTAAAATTAATGAACAAACTGGAAAAATTAATAATGTTGAAACTAAAGTAAATATAGTTGAAAGAGATTTAAATGGTATAACTCAAAAAGTTAGTAATACAGAAATTAGTATAACTTCATTAAATGATAAAGTTAACAACATACAAATAGGAGATAGAAACTTATTATTAAACTCAGCTATAAAAATAAATACATCGAGCTATTATATGGCTGCATATGACTTTGGATATGAAAAACCTAAACATGATGAAGTGGTAACCCTAGTAATTAAAGGTGAGCTTAATTCTAAAAAAGAAGCTTTTGGTATTTTTAATACTGATAGTAATAGCAACTATGTAACTTTAATAACCCATAAAGATATAAATTCAGATGGACTATATATTAAAACATTTAAATGGTTAACTAAGTTTGGTAATATAGAAAAAACCAATTTAGGTTTATTGATATATGCAATTAGCTCAAATATTACTGCCCCTTCATCTATAGATTGGATCAAATTAGTTAGTGGTAATAAAACATCAAATAACTGGAATCCAGCTCCTGAAGATTATCAAAATGAAATAACTACTACTAATAATAAGTTAGCAAGTATAGAAACTAATTTATCTAGCATAACCAGTAGAGTCAGTTCTGTGGAAACAACTAATGCTAATATAAATGGACAAGTGTCTAATTTAAGTACAAGAATGAATGTTGCAGAGCAAAAGATAACAGATGCTTATATAATAAGTACTGTAAGTTCTCAATTTTATAAAAAAGGAGAAACTGATTCAAAGTATGCTAGTAAATCTCAAATCACTCAATTAGATAATAAAATAAGTTTAAAAATTGATGTGGATGGTGTTATATCTAGTATAAATCAAACTTCAGAATCAATTAAAATAAAAGCATCTAAGATAGATATAGCTGGAGCTACCACAATAGGTAATGCCGTAAATGGTAGATATGTAGAAATCCAAAATGAAACATTTAGAGTTAAGAATGGAAACACAGCTTGTATACACTTAGGTTACAGAACTTGGCAAGGATATACGGGAGTTCCCGAGTTTTTAATGGGGCATGATGGTTTTATTTACTCTGAACAACAAGGAGCTCCATACTCTGGAACATACTTTGGAATGAGTACTTTTGGCAATGATAAGAATCCAGAAAAGACTAAACCTTACCATAGTATTTATTATCGTTCAAGAACTCGTGCGGATGAAACTCAATTAAATTTTTATGAAGATGGTAGAACTAGAATAAAAAGCATGGGAGAGTTTTCGCTTATAGCTGATAAAAATACATGGATTCAAGCAAGTAAATCCGGTTTAGTATTCAAAAATGGTTTTCAATCTTTTTCAGATGCTAAGATAGACGGGAATTTAGTTCTGAATAAAAATATCCTAACGAATGGACAAATTTACACAAAAGACTTAAAACAAGGATTTGGTATAGAACAATATTGGGGTAAAGATGAATATATGCTTAGGAAGATGACTATAAACCCCATGGACCTTGGATATGATACTCCAGAAAGCCGATTTAGAACTATATATGCTTCTAATGGAATTATAAATACTTCAGATGCACGATTGAAGAAAAATATAAAGCCTATACAAGATGTGAATATAGTTCCTTATAATTTTCCTGTGCTTGTTCAGTTACCACCAAGTGAAGTACTTACCAAAATTGATTATTATAACTTTGTAAAAGAAATGCCTTTCTATACTTATGATTATATATCTGCTGATGACTCAAACAGATCACTTCACAATGTTGGATTTATAGCGCAAGATATAGCAAAACATCCAGTAGGTAAAGAATTTATTTTTAAGGACAAAGCAAATATGTATCAATACAACGAAAAAAGTTATGTAGGAGTTTTAGGAGTAGCATTACAAAAAGCTATTTATGAAATAGAAAAATTAAAATTAAAAATACAACAATTAAAAGCTAGTTAATTTTAACTTTTTATATAAAATTTAGGAGGATATATGAATATAGAGATTACTTTATTCTGTACTATAGCTGGTGCCATGTTAGGCTATATGAGCTATAAAAAGAAAAATGAAAAAGACATAGAAAATGATGCATCTCAAAAAACTGTAGTTGCTACAAAGTTAGATTATATAAGTAAAGGAGTTGATGACATAAGGCTTGATATAAAAGCTCAAGATACAAAAATAAACACTGTTGTAGAAAGACTTATAAAGGTAGAGGAGAGTACAAAATCAGCACACCATAGGTTAGATTCATTAAAAATAAAAGGAGATGGTTTAAATGAAAAATAGAATAAAAAATCCATATTTTTGGCTAGGATTGGGTGGTGTTATATTTAGTGCCGCTGGAGTAGATTTTAAGACTTTAACAAGTTGGAATCTTTTAGGTAATGCCTTATTAGATATATTAGCTAATCCAGTTGCAGTTGTTGCTGTTGCAGCTGCAGTTATAGGTGTAGTTGTAGATCCATCTACAAAAGGATTAAAAGATAATAAATAAGAAAAACTAAATTAATAAAAGGCAGTAAATTAGACTCATTGAAGTCTTTTTTTATTGCCTTTTTAAATATAAAAATAAATTTTTGGAGGTATTGAAATGTTAAATATAAAAAGAAAAATAAGTCCATATAACCACTATGAAGGAAATAACGTAGAATATATTGTAATTCATTATACTGGTAACATAAACGATACTGCAAAAAATAATGCTGATTATTTTTATGGAGGTAATAGAAATGCATCAGCCCATTACTTTGTAGATGATAATGAAATATATCAAGTAGTAGAAGATTATAACGGTGCTTGGCATTGTGGAGATGGTCATAATAGATATGAAATAAATAATAGAAATTCTATAGCCATAGAAATGTGTGGAACTGATAACGGAAGAATATCAGAAAAAACAGTAGAAAATACTTTAGAATTAACAAAACTCATTATGAAAAAATATGGTATAGATACAGATCACGTTGTAAGACACTATGACGCCTCTAGAAAAGATTGTCCATCTGCTTTTCATGATAACAATTGGGCTAGATGGTGGAATTTTAAAAATAGATTGTCAGATGGTTCAATAAACTCATCAACTAATTCAATAACTAAAAATATTGATGTAACGTATCAAGTTCATGCAAAAGGAAAATGGCTACCTAATGTAACTAATTTAAATGACTATGCAGGTATCTTTGGGAAACCAATACAAGCAATATACGTTAGTTTAAATGAAGGTAGTATAAGATACAGAGTTCATACTATAGATGGTAAATGGTTGCCTTGGGTTACTGATAGACAAGATTATGCTGGTATATTAAGTAAAAATATAGATGGTTTAGAAATGCAATTAGTAGGATTAGATAATTATAGCGTTCAATATAGAGCATATGTAGGGAGTAGATGGCTACCTTGGGTTACTGATTTAACTGATTACGCTGGTATATATGGTAAACCTATAGAAGGAATACAAGTGCAAGTTATAAGAAAATAA